TTATGTTCTTGAAGATTTAACATGGTATACAAATAATTCAACAGGTATTATTCCACCAGCAGTAAAACAATACTTCAAAATGAAAACAATAAAGTATTATGAAGAAAAAACAAAACCACTTAAAACAAAAAATAAATTAAATCAATACATAGAAAAATACAAACAAGAATATAGTGAAATCTTACAAAACTTTTTAGATGCAAATCAACGTCGCATTGCAGATATTAATACATACGGTGCAGCAAGTGGCATAGTCAATAAGTTAATGGATAATAATCCAGACTTCTTTTATACTAAAAATAAAGCAATGTATGAAATCTCTCATGAAATTAACAAACATTATTACAAACAAACCGTAGACTATATCAAGTGGTTAAAGGAAATACAAACAAAATGAGATACTATGAAATTATAAAAGAAAACGATAGCGAACATGGCGAAGCACTACGCGACACTGGATTTTGGGGTCGGGCTGGTGCAGGATGTATTTTTATCTCACGTGATACCGGAAAAATATTACTTAATCATAGATCAAACTATGTAGAACAACCAAATACTTGGGGAGTATGGGGTGGTGCTATTGATGGCAGAGAAAGTCCACTACAAGCAGTTAAACGAGAAGCATATGAAGAAAGTGGACAACGTATCAGTGATAATCAAATCATTCCGATATATGTATTCCATGATGCTAGAAGTGGTTTCAAATATTATAATTTTATCGTAGTGGTTGAAAGTGAATTTAATCCTAAAATACCAGCCGAATCACAATGGGAAACACGTGGATGGCGTTGGGTAGAGTTTGGTGATTGGCCTACACCACTACATTTTGGCGTCACTGCAATACTAAATGATGCAAATAGTGTTAAAATAATAAAAAATTTAATAGAAAATTAAATTTTTCCTATATCGTCAACTGAAATATTAAATTCATTTGCATAACTGTCTAATATCCAACTACCACGTTGTGGATCAATCTTAGCTAATACACGCTCACCTTCAGGCCAACGATTGCGTAATACCTTTTCACTATAATAAGGAATACTACTTGGTTGCTTTAATATAATAAATTCAGCTTCGGGCCAAGGCTTTTTACGAACACGATAACAATATTCTATTATCAATATTGCATTATTATCGTTATAAGATTTGTTCAATATAGCACGTTCACCAGCAGGCCAATTTGCACCAGCATGAAATCTATTAAAATAATTTAATATTAATATAAAATTTCTATTTTCCATTTCGCTAGTGGGAATATTATGAATCTTTTTAATCATATAATTATCCATGATCGGAATAGTATCACGATTTATAGTCTTAAAATAATCTTCAAAGTTTGCATCATTTAATAATAATTGTGCTTGCAACTTACTACTGTTAACAACAACATGTCCCATAAACTTAATAGGAATTTGACTAGAAATATTATATACTTTGTTCTTTAATAGTTTCCTAAACATAGTTTCAATTACACTTGGTTCAATACGCTCAACTTCCTCTGGTGTTTTACTATGAGAAAATATATTACTAATATTTACATCAGTATCGCTATTTGGATTGTCAATCTTTGAAACTACGTTAATAACACTACTGTTAAAAAATACTGCTTGTGCAGGCTCATTCGCATGTATTAATCCAGTTCCGCTACTATCGTCAACATAATCATAACCCAATACACTATACAACAAATATGTCCAAAAAACCGCATCACGATAAGCACGTTTGCTACCACTTTGATATTCTAATACAACACTTTCATTATTAACTGGTTCAACTTCATCAAACTTAACAATAAAGGTGTCGCCATCAGGATACTCAATTTCATATTCTTTACTATCAGAAAATACATCAATAATCTTTACAACCGTAGTTTTATTAAGTTCAGTAACATTATCACCAATATTCAATACTGTACCAACATAACTAGAAAGACTTTCACTACCAGTTAATAAATTAGCCAATACTCGCGTAAAGTTCCATATATTTCCAGCAGGAGATTGTTTTCTAGATTCGTTTTCAGCCCTATTTTGAACCTCGTCAAACGCACTAGCTATACGCACATTCTTTGTTCTAATATACTTGAATAACTTCGATACATCATCGCTATAATCGCTATCGGTATACTCACTAATTATCAATCCACGATCACGATTCTTTGGTTCAAATATCCAAACATACGGAGTTTCACCCATATAAGGAACACGACTCATATCTTTACTAGTAATAATTCCACTAATAATACGGTCAATAATAGGATAAGAATAAATTCCAATAGGAGTATGGTAGCCACTACGAGGATTAATACCTAACTTGTCAATAGCAGTGTAACTCATATAATAACCACTGTTGTTATATTTCTCTACTGCAGCAACAGGATCAAGCTTTGGATTTTGATCTGGATTTTTTCTGGCTTCATTGATTTCATGATAACGCATTATAACAATTCCTTAGTAATATAAAGCTTATTTATCGCCATAAATCAAAGATAACCTATCCCGCTCACTATCCGAAATATTAGCTGCACGACACCAACCTTCAAATGAATAAAGTTTTCCACAATACCACCACTCATTCGTAGTAGCATAAACTATAGCAGGACCATTACTACAATGATAGCCAATAACCCCAACATCACGATTGTTCATTATCTTTATCTTTCTTTATTAACACAAATCTATCAAAGTGACCCTGATCTTGAAAATCATATGAATATCCTGAATTATCAGCAAATCTAATAATCATACGCTTATATAAGTTTGAACGAGTAGTATATTCATCATCATTAGCAGCAGTATTACCAACCTTAATAGCAGTAAACGCAACAAAATTAGGATTTACTTTACTAATAAATTGTTTCATATTATTAATAACTGCACCAAATATTCGCATAGCACTGCCAGTACCAGTTACGTCCCATTCGCCATCTACCGTAAATGAAACAGATACCTTGCTAAAATTATCGTCGATAGAATGATATTCTATCTCTACATCTTTGCCATCAATGGTGCTAACAAATATCATGTTGCGTTTGTCTTGTTTCGATATATTCCATTTAACATTAGTGTCAAATAACTCAGTAATAATTTCACGATATCTCATAGTAAACCCCTATTATAAATATTTATCACAGTGTAAAGAAAATTTTTCTATAGGTAATTCCCAGAGAAAAAAAATTCCCCAAAAATTTTTTGACATACCGTTTGCTTATGTGTTTAAGATTTCATTATCCGTAAAAAAACTAACCAACTAACTTATCATAAGATATTGTTCCACGACGACCATCATCTGTCCTAATTACAATTCTATCTAAATTAGTGTTTTTAACAACAGTTACTACTATACCGTTCTGCAATGTAAACACAGAACCAACTGACACTTTTCTTTGCTTTGCAGCTATATTATTAAGTTCATCAGGACGATAAGTAGATAAGTATCTATTATAAATGTCTCTGTCACTCTTTAATTTATTTTCCGCTTCGGGCCAAGCATTTTTCAGAATCCTATTGATATACTGATATATCAAATTAGGTTTTCCATCTGATAGTAACATATCTTCATAATGTTTAATTCTTTTATTTTTTAGTTTTTCAATAAAATAAAACATTGAAATATACTTTATATTCGCGTTGTGATCATCACCCCAATCATAAGTTTTAATATCTGTACCTATATCAGATAACAAATAATTTTCTATTTCATCTAACTTTCCATCCGTTACAGATTTTATATTAGTAAGCCAAAATGGATCAGATTTAATAAGATTTAAAATTATGTCAGATGGAAATTCAAAATAACCAGTAGGGAAATACAAACTAGTAGTATTTTTATAATTATCTAATACATATTGATGAACTGCCTTTTTATCAAGTTTAGAAACTTCATATTTATCTTTCTTTATTCTGGCAAGTAATCCAGCATTAGATTCCTTATTATCTATAACCTCAACAAGATTAAATGAATCTTTTTTCAAAAATACCGCCTGATTAGGCTCATTCTCATGAATAATACTTTTACCACTATCATATACTAAATCGTATCGTAATACCACTCGTAAAAGATAATTCCATAATACACTTGATGGGTGTGCTTTATTATTTGTAGACGTTCTATTTCGTCTTTTTGTATTAGCAGCAATATCTTTACTTAATTTTCTGGTTACATTCCATATGTTCTTACCCCAATCAGTTCCATGTTCAGCAGCATCCGCAACAATAAGTTCAAACATTCGCTCATCATTATATACTTTAATATAATAATCTCGTAATGCAGCAATGTCGTCACTATAATCCGTTTCATCATAAGAATCAAAGTTTAATACTCGCTGGCCTTTTTTCATTATTAAAACATTTATATAAGGGGCATCCCCAACAAACGGAACAAGAATTTTATTAAGTTTTTCAAAACTAGCAGAATAATCACTAAGAGGATAACAATAAATTCCTACAGGAGTATAGTAAATACTACTAGGATTAATTCCTATTTTAGATATACTTGTAAAACTAATATAAACATTTTCTGGATAAGAACCATACTTAGATTTTAACCAAGACGCATCCCAATACTTTTTTAACTTATCTATATTACTAGAACGTTGTTGTGACGGATGCTCGCTATTTCTACGTGCCTCATGTAATTCATAATATCTCATAGTTAATCCTACTGTAATTTTAATTATTTATTCTATCGTGGAAACTATCGTAGAAACTATCGTGGAAACTATCGTGGAAACTATCGTAGAAACTATCGTAGAAACTATCGTAGAATAATATAATGTAAACTATCGTAGAATAATATAATGTAAAATATTTTAAGAAAAAATCCAGGAGGGTTTTGGGGCGAAAAATTTGGGAAAATTTGTTACCCCGGAATCAAAAAATAAAAAATTTTTTTGTGTGCCTACGGACCCTGGACAACATTTGGAGTCAATGATTCTTTTTAATTATTTTTTAATTATTTTTTTATTTTTTTTTATTTTATTTTTTATCTTGACAAACATTTTTACCACACATCGTAACTACCATCGGTGATTCGCTATCATGTGACATATACACCACACCATCATAGACCTCATAGGCGGGGCGTGGCATGGGGTCCACGGTGTTTAGCTACCCTACCCTACCTTAGCATCACAATGCCCTTCTACGGTCAGCCTATGGCTTGCCAGCATCATGTTACTATCGTATGGTATACAGTCAAAATAAAAGGCAGGGTATTATCCCTGCCTCAATTCAATTCATATTATTGGGGCTTATTTGATCTTAGCCCGCGTCACGATTGTTTGCTTAATACCATTATACTCTTTCAATTCTTTGATAGTGGCCGACATGGTATAAGCATTGCCGATCACATAATCACGCTTATCAGTGAACCAATTCACCGAATTGCCATTGTGCTGGAAGCAATACAGATACTTGTCACCGAATTGAGTGGTGCCGATAAAGATTTCTTTTTCAAAGATAACGGCAATATCTTTCAGCTTATCGCCTTCATTGCCGATATAATCCGACACGATTGCTTTAGCTTTATTGGCAACAATCTGCCCCATTTCGCGGATAATATGCTGGACACCGCTTGCCACCAATGCGAGGTGACGATAAGCAACAATATCGCTTTTCAGAATGACGCGGATATTGTCGAGATAATTGTTGTCGAATTGATTGCCAGCACGGAAATAATCCATTGTGGATTGAGCCAATGCTTTATCAGCATCACAAATTTCAACAGCAACCCACTGCCCTTTAATCTTGATCAAATCATTGATAACATATTGAGCCGTTGGCATGGTTTCCAATTCCATCGCTTTAGCTTTGCTGATCCAGCCATATTGACGGATATTTGCAGCAGCAGATTCCAGAATTGCCATTGCCGAAAAAATATATTCGCCAGCACCGCCCCAATATTCTTTTTCTTCTTCTTCACAAATTGCAGCCAAATCGCCAATGATCGTTGCACGATTAACGATTTCTTCAGGATTATCGCACCCGGTAAAATCACGCAGGCAGGTTTGACCGACAGCCATTTGTTTGCCATTGGCATCGACAAAAACATAAACATTATTGCGATTACGGTGATGGCCGCAATGATCACATTCATTTTTCATGGTGCGGAAACGTGCATCCAATTCGATATTGGCGACATTGTGAACAATGTTTTCTTCACCAATCAATTCCACCTTGGCGGCAAACGTATAGTCGCCAAACTTGGGTGCATCGCCAGCGACAGTGACAGTCACCAATTCAATCGCAAAAGTTTTGCCACCTTGCACAATATCTTGCATGAACGGTTTGGTGATCGTGAATTGAATATCGGCATTGCCATAACGCTTGGCTTTTTTTGCAAGTTTGGCGATACGAGCGGTCAGAGTTTCAGCACGGTGAGCGGGAACGTTGAAGGTGGCGAACATGATGGTCTCCGAATCGGTTAAGGGCCAATGCCCGTTGGACATGACCCTATGTAGTGTTATTTTGTAAGTATCGCAACACCTATTTTTTGCCCGCTAACGTGGGTCTAAGGTGGTTAGCTACCCTGCCCCACAATATGCGGGGAAGGGCATTCTATGGCGTTTTTACGAGGTGTCAGGCTATGCCAGCACTTTGTCCAGCATTGTGAAAGCATCGCAATATGCTTTCAACCGTGTTTCATAGAATGACCGTGACCGTTTGCCGATCAGCGTATCATATTTTTCCATTGTATCGCGTTTGGCTTTTTCTTTTGCCAATTTGATTTGATCATCAGACAGTTTCATTGCAGATTCTCCTAGTTTGCAATTTTGACATCGCCAATGGCGATAACGCAGAAACCATATTTGTCACTCAAATAGTCGGCGGTTTCCATAAACACATCGCTTTCAAGATCAATATCAATCGTGGTTTCATGTGGAAGTTTAACCGATTCATCACCATCGGTATCCCACAAGATATTAGAAACATGGACTTTCATTTTATTTCCCTTTACAGAGTGCTACGATATTTGCGAAGAGTTTTGTTCATTTCGGCAATGCAGAAATATTTCATCTGCAAATATGCCAGCAGGTTTTTGCGTTCTTTTTTCATAGTGCGACCAGTGATATTGAAAAGAATTTCATCAATAATCGGATCAAGTTCAAATTCAATATAAGCATTCAGTTTGGCCCGAGCATGATAAGACATTTTAATTTCTTTGCTCAGACCACGGGTATTTCCAGTATATTTTTCAGTACGATGCTTATACGCATCATGCGGAATATAATATTCTGCCGAGATAGGATTACCATGATATTTTTTATTGTTGCCAGACACCATGATAACCATACGCCAGATATATGCGGCAATACCGTTTTCAGGTTTGACCGTGCGGATATACGTTCCGCTTTTATTCTTTGAAACAATTTGCGAAACGATTTCGCTTTGTTTGGTAGTCAATGCCATTGCGTCGATATTGACAGTTGGCATTTTATTGAAGATATTCGGATTCATTCTTGTTTTCCTGTTTTGCGGATTGCTGCACGACAAAGTAACAAACAAATAAATTTTATAGTATTATGGGGGGATTTAATTATTCCCCCCATAATTATTACATATCTTCGTCTTCGTCTTCGTCGTCCCAATCAATACATTCTTCGGCAATATCAGCAAGACGCCGAAGCATTTCGGGATTCATGATCAGATATTGATAATCATCTTCATCTGGCATGGTAATATTTCCATCAAGGTCAATTTTGACAGCAATAGGATCATATTCCACATCCATAAAGAAAACAACGTAGCTTTCCACTTCGTTTTCATCATCATATTGCGGATGGGCTACCCATTGTTCTTTTCCATCGAAAAGAAAATTTTCGAAACCAGCCAGTGTTTTTTCATCGGTGTCATCGGTCGCGTTCATCGTGTTTGTTCCACTTTGTGATAGGATAGGCAAAATTGCCAAACAAATAAATTTTATAGTATTATGGGGGGATTTAATTATTCCCCCCATATTGTTTTGCATTATTGCGGCTGTTTTTTCCACAAGTTCGAATTACGGCGATATTCCTTGCCCTTAACAGTCAGGCGATAGAACATCTTTGCCCGCCCCGGACCTGCCGTCACCTTGGTTTTGTGCGTTTCCACCAGACCGCGTTCCACCAGTTGCAGAGTCAGAACACGCGAAACAGCCGCCCCGACATCATCATAATGATAAAAACCATCTTTTGCAGCGATGAGTTTCAGCCCTTCCGCAATGCCCCATTTGTCATCGAAAGTGCCAGTGTTTTCGGGGCGACCCACGGCTTTCAATTCGCCACGTTCTGCCATTTCGGCACGTTCAGCAGCATGGACAGCCTTGCGTTCTGCAGCCCGCTTGAGGCCGATCATTTCGGCAATCTGTTCTTTCAGATCGACAAGAGCCGCAATCGACATCTCTTCAAAGTTCATGATCTCTGCAACGTCCGACATTTTTTTCTCCATCCTTGGGCAACATTGCCCGTTTCCATAAACAAACATTTAAGGCATGATTCGCGAGTCGTCAAGTAAAAAATAATGACAAGTCGAAGATTCTTGCACATCATTAGACCCACAAAATAGCCTCGCACAGTGCATCTAGTGTGTTTGGCTAGGGTATCCAACAAAATGAGTGAAAGCCCCCGTAGGGGCTTCACATCGCTTGTGTGACGATGATCAAGTGATGATCAGAGATATTCGGGGCCAGTCCAGCGAACCCATGAAAAATCTTGATCAATGATATTGCCACGGGCTTTATTTTTCGCAGGTGCGGCGAACGATGCAGCCTTGAGGATGTCGCCACGTTTGAATTTATCATCGGTATCTTTGACGATGAATCCCCAGACAGAGTTTTCCCGAATAATTTTGATATATTTTTTGCCATCGGTGTATGACAATGAATTATTAAATTCACTGATCATCTTGCGATTAACTTCGCTCAAATCGGATTCATTCCGACCCAGCAGAGTCATTGCATAATAATCAGCACGGATTTTGTCCAACAGTGTATTGAGTTCGGTTTCCATGATTCGCTCCATTGTGTTTCAACTTGACCGACATTTATGCAGTATAATGGGGGCTGTCAACCCCCCATCTTGATCAGATATGATAATCGTCAATATAAATTTTAGCATCGTCGTCGTGAAATTCATTCGACTCGTTCGAAAGTTTATCATAAAATTCTTCCACGATTTCTGACAAATATTCCGCGATTTTTGTTTCAATGTCTTCGCATTGCTTATCTTTAATTGCATCAGCAATCGTTTGTGTAAAATTAATATCCTTGATCGGGATCATCTTGCCGTCAATAATTGCGACCATTTGCAGGGAAACATTTTTCATTTTATTTTCACCTTTCAGAGATTGTAAGCGATTGCAGATTGTTCCGAGTAGTCTTCCTCATAGCTTGCCGAACCATCTGCACCAAGTGTCAGTACAGGTTCAACCCAATTAGTGCGGCGATCAAGATAAGAAACCTTGATCGTATCGTATCCGCCAAAGCCGCAGCGAACATATTGCATTGCCCAACGAATAGCCTCATTCTGCGATTCGCTAGAAAACAATGCAATATCATCGCCAAGTGATTTAGTATTAGTCACACCCCACACAGTAAACATTGTCATGATTCGCTCCATTGTGATCCGTTGCACTAATCATTAAAGTTTTCACAACACACTGTCAACCCCCTGTCAACAAAAATTCTTTTATTGATACCTCATAACTAGCAGAATCATATGACAATGTTAACTTAAACTCTATCAGATTAGTATCATTACCTAATACCATACATTCTCCCAGATGAATAAAACCACAGCGAGTTAGAGTAGGTGCTATATTATTACGCCATAATGACATTGACATTATATAATAAACTGGAAGATATGGTGCCGTTGCACCCTTTAGCATTACACCTATAACATAATGGGTCATTTTATCTCAACAAATCTAACATTCAGGTGTTGCGTATAAGTTAATAGAAATTCTGCTAATATATCATCGCTACCATAATAGTAATCAAAATATGGGTGATCATTATATCCACCACAATTAATCCAATGTTGTGATATATGATCTAAAAATAATGGACCCATATCTAATCGAATAAAACTATATTTTTTACTATATTGTTGTCTGATATGGCGTTTCATAATTCATCCAACATATCCATCAATATAGGGAACCAATCCATCACAAAACACCATTGGCAATTCGTAATCAATAATCCATTCACCCTTACGAATCCGAGCAAATTGAATATTATAAAGATCAAGTCCCATATCATATTGAATATAAACATAACATTTACGTTTAACCAATCCGCTAGATTTGAATTTCAATCCATCACTCATATAAACAATATCTTTCGCACCCCATGCCGCCATAGCACGACGATCAAGTGTATTAATCTGCCCTAAGATAGTCGCACCGATAGTGTTCATGATATTCTCCATATGATGAATAGCCACAATCATTATAATTGTGGCTATAATAAGATCAGATTGTCAAATAAGGATGACCAATATCCAGAACATCGGTTTCATCCGCTTCACACATCGGATAAAGCATATCATTGGCATCAGGATCAACCAACGAATAAAATTCTGCAACACCCGACACATAAATTGTTACATCGCAATTCTTTTGCCTGTCAGACATAGTTGCAATGAACTTTTCCAAGTCACGATACGTTACGTTAGCCATGATTCGCTCCTATGATCATCACTAAGTGGAATCTATCATATCATGTGTTACTGTCAAGATGTCTTGTCAAAAATTCTCTATCCATATGATGAACATTATGATACTAGAATCATGATGATACTTGATTTCGTGTTACTCAATCAAGTATTGATATTAGATAATATACTTCGGAATAAATCCTCAGTATATTATCAATATCTATTTTTTAAGATTCTAATACTCTATCTTCTTTTAACATCATTACAGAGGAAGACATACTTAGCCCGCTAAGGCCAAGTATATCCCCCAACTATAATAATAAATTATTACGTCGTGTGACACCTAATACAGATCAACCTTGTAATGTCAGGTTAGGGCGGTCATGCTGTACCCCTTTATGATCTACTTTTTGACGCAAGCGTAATATACCGTATTAGGAAGCATATAACACTTTGTTGGTTGCAACTTGTGAACAGAGCCAACTCATTTTGTAGGTTAGTCAATCCCACTACTAAACTAACTTTTAATAAATTAAAAGCGTAGCACAACAACTTCCATCCACCATAGCAATTCAATGTATCTGTAGATTCGTCGCGGATATATTCCTATATCATATCGCTACTATGCAGTAAACTTATGACAGCCCAATGATTCGAAATCATTCTCCTGACTCAATCAGTATGACATAAAATATACCCAAAATCAAGTGAAAAAATAATCAAAAATAATCCAATCTTTTTGTAACCCATTGATTTCATTATATAATTTATTTTAGAAATAATAAAAATTATTGTTTAGAATCAATGAGTTACAAGGTTTTTATTAAAATGTATGAATCTTACTGTGTATATACCCATCAAAATGAGCAAAAATGTTAAAAAATGAAAATTCGCAATATTTTGGCATAATTTATCCACTTGACAGCATAATGCGAATCAGTATAGAGTTATGATAGAAACCGCACAGATGATCATCGACGCGATAGGAGCATGGCTTCGGGGGAATCTGTCCAAAAAATAAAATAAAGAATAGAATTCCCCATCACCTCAATACACTATCGAATCATAGTGTGTCAAGCAGAATAATAAAAATAGTATGCTGCCCTATTGGGCAACACACTCACCCGACATTTTTGTATCACTATACAATTCATTCACTTTATCATCAGTCAGATCAATCCATGCCACCTTGTTTTTGAAATATGTTTTCGTATATGTTTTATCATTTTCCAAATCAACTACAATCGCCATATAATAATCATTGTAAATGTAAAGACCCATTGACTTAGATGCATCGCCATCATGATAAAACATATAAACCATATTCGGAAAAATTGTCACTGACTTGATCTGCATGATTCGCTCCATTGTGTCTAGCCTGTTACCCTTATAGTCAAAAGATTCTACCATGTAAACCCCCAAAATGAGTGGAAGCCCCCGTAGGGGCTTCCATAGTGTGATATCAGTATGCGGCAATCTGCCTTGCACCTTGCGAAGTTTCTGCACGGGAAAGTGAAACCTTGCTGCCTGCATTTTGACCAGCACGATATGCCGAACCATCGTTGATCACAATTTTCGTCGCCGTTCCCTTTTTAAGATGAATATTCACTTGACGCTGATATTCTTCCGTAACCATCTGATTCTTCAAGATAATCAGCGATGTGCCGCCACTTGCACGAGTCTCGCTTTTAAGATCACGCAAACGCTGATTGATACGATTTGCCATGCCAACCATAAAAGATTTGCGAATAGTCCGCTTATGGCCCACATCAGTCAACGAATTGGAATAAACAGCCCATTCCCATTCCATCGCACGAAACAAAACTTCACGAATAAACTTTGCCGTTTCAACATCGGCGGCATATCCAAAGAAATTGATATTCACGCCCGTCTTGATCGAACCAGCATACTCTTTATTCTGCCACACTTTGACGCCGCAAAATTCTGCAACAGTGGCGATGCAATACAAATCAGCTTCATGCAGATTCTTGCGACCATCACGCACAACTTCACGCAAGAAATCTTTGGCTGCAGCGGTGTTTGCCAGAATGTCGGCTTCAGTAACACCATGTTCATCCATCAGCTTTTGAGCAATACGCAATGCTGCCATTGCTTCCGCTTCAGTAGCACCGTTGGAAGTCTTTTTGTTCAACAATGCTGCAATCTTGGCCTTGATAGCTTCCGACATTTTGCGATCTCCATGTTTCGCGTTTCCTTAGACATAGAACTACAGCATGATTCGCATAGTGTCAAGCGTTGTTTTGCTTTTTCACCTATGCACTCGCACGGCCCATAACATACACTTTATACATATCTTGCCGTTCCATCGTATTAGACAAAAACAAATCATAATGAGGATGATTGCGAAAGTTTGAACGAATCATAGCATCAAAATCAGCCAATACAATGGCAGAATAAAACAAATCACGATAACGCTGGTTCATAGTTGCCTCCAATATCGAATCATTGTCAGTCTATCAATATAAATAAGGGTTGTCAATCGCGGACCCGCATCCCATTGACTCTATATTTGTAAGGAAATACAGCAATGAATATTTATTATGATACTACTCCATATTTTTATGTCATAGAAGATGTAAGAAATGGTAAAAAGTATGCAGGAAGTAGATGGAGAAAAGGATGCCATCCTTCTGAATTATTAAGAGAGAAAAATGGATACTATACATCATCTAAAGAAGTTAATAAAATTATCAAAGAACACGGATTACTCGTCTTTAGAATAGTTAAAATAAAAGAATGCAAAAACAAAGATGCGGTTTATGCATATGAAACTGATTATCTTACAGAAAAAGATGCCGCTACTAATAATCTCTATTACAACAAACATAATAACGATTACTCAACGTTGCAATATAAGGGGAACCGTAAAGTTGTAAACGATATAAACAAGTATAAAGACCACTTTAACCTAAAACTTAATAAGTTCGGATTAAAAGGCGGATGGTGGCAAAAGACTGATGAAGATTTATTATATGTATTAGAACGTATTATACTTGCATTCGGTGAAATCAAATGATAATTCCATAAAAATCATTGTCGTCATATATGGTTTCGACTTCTTCAACAATTTCTGCGACCCTAAATTTGGTTCTAAGGTATTCTTTTAACTTAACTTCAGCTTCTTCTAATACATATATTTTATCATCATGTATTCCACCGAATGTATTATTTGTTTCTTTATACTTTTTAAGGTGTTTTCTAACAAAAATTAAAAAATTTACCGATGCATCTATACTTAAATCTAAATTTTGACGTTTTTGCTGCCCATAATAACTTTTAGATTTCCCTAAATAAATTTGAGAAAAATCGTTTGTGCTAGTTACTAAACCTACATCTAAAAAATTTTGGGCTAAATAATACATTAAACGCTGCTTAAATTCTTCCGCTGCCATAGTGCCTCACATCCTGAAAAATACCGTTTTTTGAACGGGGTAAATCATACGATTCAATATATTTTAATCATATGACCATAATATTTATCATAATTCCTACACGTTTATTATTATTGTGTAGGAATTACATTAACGAGGTATTTGTTCACTGAATTCTATTATATTATAATTGGGTTGTGTAAGTTTGAATTGTGTTAATATGTAATCATTTCCCTGCCATATAAATGGATACGGTTGATTCATAAATGAAAGACTTATATCTCCACCACAATTAATCCAGTGTTTTGCCATAGTATCATACATATCTCTATAGTGGTGTCTTGATAGTTGATATGTATGAAAACTTACATAATATGTTTTTAATTTATTATTCATTGTATTATTTCTTTAATGGTTAAGCAATATGAGTATTGATAAGTTAATATAAACTCTGTCATGATTTCATTTGATCCGGCAAGATACAGTCCATGTGTTTCTGGTATTATTCCGCCTAGTTCTTTCCAATAGTCTATTATATGATCTTCTTGTGCCCATGATTTAATATATGTAAAATTATTTTTTATATCTGGTAAGAAGTCTTGTATTATTGTTACATAATATATTTTGTTCATTATGTGATTTCTTTAATATTAACATATTGTGCGTAAGTGTATGTTAGCATAAACTCTATTAGGATTTCATCACTTCCGTATATATAATGGAATGCGTTATCATATATTCCACCCAATGATTCCCAATGTTCGACTGCATGATAGTATGGTTTATATTGATTACGATAATTTATCTGCATTGGCAGGAAGAATTTTGTTGTTATGAGTTCATATGTTTTATTCATTTACTTCACTTATTGACAGATGTGGTGATATTGGGTATATTAATAAAAATTCCATTAGTATATCATCGGTTCCATATAAGTGTGAGCAATCGTTGTTTTCTCTAATACCTCCTAAGTGTTCCCAACATATTTGTATTGTGATCATATCTGATACTAGTTCGAGGTAATCTATTATTGGTAAATATTTATTTCGATAAATTTTATATTTTTTCATTATTCCCACACGGTTTTATTAACATTGGGCCATTTGTTTTTGATACGGGTCATATTATCATCATACCAAGTAGTATCACGATTAAGTTTTTGGATGAGTTCTTTCATTTTTTTAGTATTATGGTAGCTTTGGATATCATATTTCCAAGCGGTCATTTTCATATCCATTTTGTATTATCCAATTAATGATGTGTTGTTACTACTGGTGTATCAGGTTTCTTTCTGATTGGCAAGGGTTTTGTTTAGTAGTATGGTATAATTTTATGGAGTTTGATTCATGTATTATTTGGTTTCTTATGATTCAGATCGGTGGAAGCATATGCTTGGAATGCGATATTATCACAACAGACTATTAATTGAAGCAGTTATAAAATATGAAATTTATTATGAATATGATAATGATGAATTAACGCTTATTGGTTCTGTTAGTGAGATTGCTGAATTTTTGTTATTAGTAGTGATGCCGTTTGAATTTAGATTATGTTGTGTTATTGATTAAGATTTATTTTATTCCACTAAGTGTTTTTAATCTAGATATGTTGAGCGATTCTGTTTTTTTAACATTATTATCTTCCAAATAACCATCAAATATATCTTTTTGATATTGATCGGATTTTATACTATCTAGTATTATTTTTGGAACAATTGTTAAATCAAAATTATTATTTGACATAATATATTGAGCATACAATCTGGAATATTTTTCGCTCGTTGAAATTCCATTAGTTATTTCTTCTGGAACTATTGACGGATCATATTTGTTATTATCTAATATATCATTTATTGCATAATCGTATGCATCATAATAATTCTGTCCTATCATTTCATGTAAAATATTTGGAACAGTTGATGGATTATATTTGGTATTTTTTAATATATATCTGGCATAGTCTGATGCTTCCAGAGAATTGGGTAATAGTGCTTTTGGTACATAAGAAGCATCGTAATTATATTTTTTTAATATACGAATAAAAAGTTTAGTAGCACTATCAGTATTAAAATTACTTTTAGATTTTATTCTGTTAATTATATCTATTGGAATATCATTTGGATTAGTATCAGATTCGTCTATAATGATATATGCATATTTGTTTGAACTATCAAAATTCGTTGCTATGCTTTTAATAATAATGTCTGGAATAATATTTTGATCATAATTATTACGGAGTAAAAGATATTCTGCAAAATCCAATGACGTATCATGATCTTGTGCTATTCCGTTTAATATAACATCTGGGACAGATTTAATATTATGAGATTGTACTATGTTTCTTGCATAATTGTGTGAACGTGTATAACTTTGTGTAATAATATTATGAACTTTGTCTACTATTTCTTTTGGTAAATTTAATAAATGCCAAGGGGATTTTAATACCTTTGCAGAAAAATAAGCTACATCTAAATTATTACTTTCATCGACTACATCACCAATGATTTTTCTTTTGTCTCCGCTTTTTAATCTGTTCCAAGTATCATTGTTTATTTCAGTTGGCATAAATTTAGCATAAACACCAATTAAATCATCTGGTGTTAAATCTTGTTGTTTATCACTTAACTTATTTCCAAATTTGAAATACTTATATTTTTCTTCTAAACTATAATTCTCATATGTCGCATCAGATGCACTTTTTCTATATTTTAGATAATCTGCTCTTTCTTCTGGAGTCAATGGTTTATGCTTGAATATACCTTCCAATCCCGTTAGCTTTGGTTGCTTTTCAATTATTTCATCCCAATCCATTTGTTCATCACCTAGATTATTGGCATTAGCCACATGAAATATATTTTGGTTATCTACATATATAACTATTGCATGATAGGTGTCATTTTTTGTACGATCTTTATCAAATACGAAATAAAACATAGGTTCATTTTTACGCATACGATATGAGAAAAACATATTTTGTGCATCTTTTCTACTAATGCACCAAGAATATCCGCTTCCGTATGCAATGCATTTTTCTTGCAAATCTCCTTTCATAATAACAAGATTATTACTATTATAAAGTGTATCTAGTTCTGCATTTGGTCCTTCATCTGTGAAAAATTTATTTGATTTTCCACTAATATATTTTTTGAAATCGGCATCTCGCGTAAGACGAATTATTTGATTCAATGATAATTTTGTTATATCTTTGAATTGTGTTGGAAATCCTTGACTATATTCATCCCATAAATTAATATACATGATGATTTTTTCATCTGGGACTATATTCATTTTTTCTTTTTCTATTTCGTTTCTTATGCGATCCATTTCTTGATACACTGGATCGTCGAAATCTATGAAATCAAAATCATCATCTTCGTCAGATTTTTTTGGTTGTATTGTATTATACATTGTATTATACTGTAGAATTAATTGATCAAGTTTTGCATTATTTTCTTTTTTTAACCGCACAAATTGCTGTTGCTTAACTTTATCAGTTAATTCGGTCAGAATAATATTTTCAAATAAATTTGTTATTTCGGATATCTGCATAATAGTATACTCCACTTATATATTTGCTATATTTATCCAGAAATCAGAAGTGGATGCTACACAGTAATATATCTTTCACGATTTGTATCACTTGAATGTTTTGTTTTTACGAATTGTTCATATCCAGTGAAGTCTATAATTTCACCATTATACGTATTCCAATAATGTGGGATATGTTTCAGTTCATCAATTAGATTATTTTTTTCTGCGAATGATTTTCTATCATCTTTATTGCGTGGGTCAAAGCCTTGTTTTTTCATTTTATCAATTTCATCTTTAGTGAAATCTTTAATAGAAAGTTGTGGTATATCAACCTTAAAAAATCCATATACTCTGGGAATATCAAATCCGTATTTTTTACCATACATCTGCAATTCTCCTGCTGGCACTCCGCAGTTATCTCTTTTACATCCATATTTGATAATTGCAGAATATTCACGTTTGAAATTATCAAGCAGATTATCAATCGTAGTTATATTTTCTGATATTAGGTCAGTGTATTTCATTGCATTTTTCTATTATTCCAAGGATGATGTGTTCTTATTACTGGTATATCAGATTTATTTATGATTGACAAGATTTTTGTTGTGTTATTGATTAAATAGTATTATTGATTTGGAGATTTGTTTATGCGTATTAGTAGTATTATTTGCGAGGGATTAAGTAGTGTATTATATCATTCAACTGGGATATACACTGTATTGAATATATTGAGTAGCGATAGATTTCGTTTAACTCCTGATCTTGGTTCTAGTGTTGAAGCTGGATTGCGTAGTTCTAATAAGAAAAAGATTTATTATATGAGTTTTGCTCGTAGTAAAATGGGCGAGTATCATAGTTCTATAAATGCATTATTAGTCCTAGATGGTTCAAAGTTATCTAATTTGTATAGTGGTGGTCCGGTTGATTATTGGGGCAGATCATTTGACAAAGATGAAATGGAAGATCGGTTATATTCGACTAAGCCTTATATTAGTGATGCTACTCAATATATTCGTGCTGTTCATGTATATTATAATGCATCTAGTGATGATTATACCAATGCTAAAAAAGTTCGTGTATTGCGTAAGTGTTGGATATTATGCAAGCGTAATAACATTCCGATGTATGTTTACACTGATCCTGCTGCATATCGTTTATTAGATGTTCGCAAATCTGTTCCTGTATCATCATTAGTATATGATCGTAGTATTGTGTTAGACAAGCCTTATAGTGGCAGTATGCGAAATTATTATAGCGGATACAGTGAATTATTATCGGTTAATGATATTAGTAAATTAAGTCCTGATGCGGCAAAATTATTAGATAAAATTAAATATGATAATTATTATGGTGACGTTAAACGTAGTTTATCTGCTGACATACATAATGATAAATCTAATGATCGCAATCGGGCTAATTTGGATAAATTTTTAGCGAAAGTATTATCACTTAATTTGCATAGTGTTAGTGATATTTTGAAACATATTCGTGAAAAGTTTAAGTTAGATTAATTTATCAATGTTTTGGATAATATCTGTATTAATGATTACATATTCTGTATATCCGCGTGGGTCGTTTCCGCTGATAATATCGTATCCGCTGCTTAGATATTGATTAATTGTATCACTTGATAATCTTGTAATATCGCCATCTTTTTTTATAATTTTTGCATTTGGATTTATGAATATTTTATACACTGATCCAGTAGGTGTTGCGTATTTTTTTGCTTGATTTATATCGTTTGGATGTGTTGTATAGAAGCCGCCGTATATTCTGCCTTTTTTATTTTGTTTTGCATTTGGATTGAATACTTGTATTTGATTTTGTGTTAGATTATTATTCGGGTCTCCGTGCAGCAAATATTGTAAATTATTATTTTCTGTGATGATTTGATTTATTTTCATTGTGTAATTATCCATGTATCAGGAATTTGGTTATATTTGGCAACCCACATATTGTGCATTTGTTTTGGTGTTAAACTATGAGATTTAGCAACAGTAGTCATCATGGTATCAATTAATTTATATAATTTATCACTATTGTTTTTATTTTTTTGTAATTCTGATTTGTTTGATAACAATGCTGCCTTAAGTTCTTCTACGGCTTGGGCATCTTTATTATGATCCATATTTTCAATTAATTGACTGTAACGCATGTGTATAATCCTTTTAGCATATTTATTATGGTTATGGAATTTTTGCGATTAAATGTTATCAGAGATAATGCTGTTGACACTTGAATAGCGTTATGCTAATGTGTTATTGTATAGCCTTGTAATGATCTGTGGGGAGAGTATAACATGTATAATATACGACAGGCAGCAAAGTATAGTGGACATTGTATTGAATTTTTAAGTAAGAGAAAGTTCAATCATATTCATCGTTGTAATATTAAATCACATTATATTGAAGTTTTTATTAGTGATGATATAAAGTATTTGATTCGAATCAGTAATCATGCAAATTTAACGGTATTATCGGATAAGCTTGTTCCGAATTTTAATATTGTGAACAGTGCTGATTTCTATAGTATGAAAAAGTATTTTAAGCGTGTTTATGGTTATGGTGATAATAATATAATTTATAGGAAAGATAGGCAAAGTAATGATAGTACCAGAGAAACGATCAACATTTAGTCATGCATGGCGTGGATTGTTTAATCTGCCGCATGTAGGACCACATCCGGGTATATTTTGGGTTATATTTATTATATTTTTGACAGGATTAGCTGGTATTATTCGTGGTGGTATTATTGGTTTTATTGGTGCAATTATGCTTGGGTGTTTAATTTATATTCCAATGTTGATAATTGGAAGTATTGATCGCAGTAAAACAAGTGATCGCATTGAGCGTAGGCGTTATGAGCGATTTGAAGGGGCATTGTTTGAATGATGAGTAGTAAATTTATTATCAAAGAATATAGTATTGTTCTTTATCCTAAGACTAATAACTTTAATAATATAAAAAATGCAGTTGATTATAGTAAATTTTTGTTAGAGCGTGAACTGTATATTATTGATTTGCGTAGTGTATTGTGTGAATGCGGATTTGAGCATATATCAACTACGCTGAGTGATTTATATTATCGTGGCACCGATAGTGCGGTTGCACTATTTTGGTTAACTTATAGTAGTCCGTTATTAGATCACATGGAAATACAGTTTGAATCATTCTTGCGTAGCTATAATGTAAAATAAAAAAGGGGGAAATTAATCCCCCTTTCTTTTTATCCATAGATTGCTTGTTTCCAACGTTGGGCACCACGCCATTGTTCTTTTGGAATGGTGTCGATGATTTTATCAACGATTGGATCAAGTTCTTGTTTCATGTATTGGCGGCGGCATTCGCTGTTATTCATCATGGCAATACGATCAGGAGTCAGATTTGCCACATAATCTTTATCATTTTGTGTTTCACAACTCCACACAAATTTGTCGGTGCGATGAGCATAGTCGGTTTTGTTGACATAAAAATCTGCCCCAACAGGCATACAATGATGCTGCGAATGTGGGCTAACAATAAATGCAACCATCCGCCACACATATGCAGCAGGACCATCAGCAGGCTTGCTAGCACGAAGTCGGTTCACGCCGCCACGTTTTGCGACGACTTTTGAAACAATGTCCATATCGTTGACCGACAAGACTGTTTTCAAGATTTCAAGGTTGACAGCAGGCATTTCCATCGCACGATATTCCTTTGTGACGTGTGATCCTATATATGCTTCATATCAGTGATTCGCTGGCAGGTCAAGTGGCCTATGCCAGTTTGCCACATAATTTTTCAATATGACATTTCCGTATGTTTTGTCGTAATATGGTTGTCTATGAAATTCTGGTAAAAGTATATCACCTTCTTTGAAATCTTTTCCAAACCGATCACAATCATAATTTAATATAAAACTATGAACAATAGGTATTCGGAATAGTTTATTCAGTGTAATAATTTTTGTATATTTTTTGGATGATGTTCTGTCTATTTTTAATGATTTTTCAAACCGCTGTTTCATTCTTTCCAGATTGGCAGTAGGTAAGTGATCAACCGGAGTATTTTCAATATAATTATAAAAATCTTTTTTAATGTATTCTACATAATCTTTAATATAATATGATATATGTTTGTCGTTCATTATTATTCCCAAAATTGAATACTTGCAAAGAAGTCTGCTTCACTATATAGCTGATTCAATTCTTTGTCACCTTCATTTATACTTTCTCTTATGACATTTACTGTTACACGGTTGTTTGTATCTGCATGTATCCTGACATACCCATAACGAGCAATAAGAACACCACCAACCACATTTTTGTTGGGATATTCTATATCAATGTGAGCCATTTGTGGTTTTTTCAAATTAATGACTCGTAGTAACTTGTCAGCATCTTTTATTGGTTTTTTAGTATATGGTTTGCCTACGCTGTTGTTTATTATTCGCGTAACTGTATATCCTTTATCAAATATCAATTTGAAAAAAGCTATTGTTTTTGGATCAATAGCGTATGAGTTCTTTGAATATTTATTTTTATATGCCATTATATTCTCCATTATTATTTTAATAGATTAAAGCGGGGATTGCTCCCCGCTTTGTGTGGATCATTCTGTATACACAGAAACATCTTCATTTTCAAAGAAACTGAAAATGCTAATGTCTGCCATATCCCAGACATAATGACGTTTATAGTAGTCATCTTTAATTTTGTTGATGAAGTTATGAGTTACCGCAGGAAAAATAACATCACTAAAGAAATAGCGGCGAGAACCATGCCCGCTAGTGATCCAATCATATTCGCGGGCCAGTTCGCCACGATATGCAATGTCTTTCCCAAAGGTGGGAAAAGCACGATCATTCACCAGAAACCAGATATGCCCGCCACGGTCATACCAAATATGAAAGTAAAATTCATCTTCACGATTTTCTTCATAGGTGAGCGGATTGCCATCATCATCCATGTCTTCGACCATAACAAATTCGTTATAGGTAAGACTGATCCGAACCTGATGGTGAAGAATTTTGTGGACGGAAGCGTTTTCTGTTGCAAAATTGAAGTGATGCCGAGAATTATAAAAATCCTCAATTACTTTCAAGACTTGCTTGAGATCATGTAGTGCAAGATTTTGCTCTGGTGTTGCATTATCCAGATGAGTAACATGAAGACGACCCATAGTGATTCTCCAACTGTTGCGAGTATAATCATAAATTACACCAACTAGATCACTGTGTCAATCCATTATTTTCAACATCATATAGTTCAATATTAAGTAAGAACTCTGCCTCGCAAAATAATTCTAATGCATCTGTTCGTGCATCGGCTGGAATCTGGTGTGGCGTATATGCAACACAATCGGGTTCAAATGAATAGATAAATTCAAATTTTCTATAATGAACTCCACAACAAAATTTAATTATACCAGATTTGAATTTATTAGTTGAACCAATAAATGTATTAAAATTATCTAGTGTTACTTTATGGTTTATTGTGGTAGACTTATATATTGTATTAATAATAACAGCATTTTTTACTGATTTATTCAAGAATAATTTAACCATCGCCCACATTTGTCGTTGTATTGGTTCAACTTGATTATTCATATTTAATATCCAATATCTGTAAGAAATTGTGCTTCTGTAAGTAATTCCGCACCTTTGTAAGGTTTAATAGTATTTTTAGAAATATCATATTCATAATATCCAACACGGGTTTTTTTATCAGGCTCAATTAAAAAAACAATTGAATGGGAATATGATTTGTAATTTTCACGAATATATTGATAGTCGGTTGTTTCTTCGATTTGCATACGATAATTTCTTCCTGATCTGAACTCAATAGCGTATTGTTTATCTACTGCGAGCCGCAATAGATTTTTCAATACTTTTTGTGTATTATTTTGTGCCATTTTCAAAAAATCCTATATTTTTGAAAAATAAAACTTCTTTATGTAATAATTCCATTTTATCTTTTAAGTATGGATATGCGGTATTTGTGACCGGACGTACAGTAAATTCAGTACGCGACACACGATAATCAAATGCGACTGATCCTATACAATCTACTCTATTATAATAAATGCAAAATGATCCTGCCACACAATCGTTGATCATCTTTTTCATTAATTTAATATTTTCGGTGTATCGTTCTTTATTGGTAATGCTATTGACTACACTAACCCCATAGCGTTCACGTTTACACAATTCTGCATAGACATACAGCATTTTACGCACATCATTGAGTTGCATCAGCAAGCATCCCCATATTATCCAAGTTTTCTATTTCTTCAAAAACTAAAAGTAATTCTTGATTAAATTCAATGATTGTATAATTTCCATCAATATGTTCGCCATAATTAATTTCAGAACTTACATATTCTAGAATACCAATTTTATTAAATGGTATTCTTGGATTATAGATATTAATTGTGCAATATTCAATTGTATTCAAAATTTCAAATAAATCTTGATACGATATATCATACGAGAATAAAATTTGTTTATTATGGTTATTATTTTCTATTACTTCGATTATATATTTCTTTTGAATCAAAATATAAACATACTTTTCAAAATGTTGATTATTATTCGTTGGCATAATTCCACCCAGTATCTAAACCACTAAACCACCAGCCTGTTTCGCCTTCTAATAGTTTTTTTGCAGCAATACTATCAGTTAAAATACTTTCGGTATAAATGAGCATATCCCGCTCGAATTGATCGGCGGGAATATAATATACCATTTTATCAGCAGTTATGAACCGCTTGTATAAATCTTTATCCATCATTTAATCCATTCCAACTTGTAACGATAGCAATATAGTCGGTTGCCTTGCATGATATTACATCACACAAGGCATTATGTCAACACATCAAATGATCAGACTGGATCACCTTTTGCTTCATTTTGAATTTCTTCAATTTCTGTTGGAAGTTCAACACAGGTATAAAATACCTTTACCGAATCTTGTCCAGTAGATTGCAGAATGTCAACCAATAATTGACCGCCGTTATGACAATTTTTTTCCATTTCTGCAAGAGTATTGCCTTTTCCATTAGCCATAACACCAGACTGAATCACATCACCGGGAATATACTTTTCCCCTTCCCAGTCTGGTGGCGAATATGCAAGAGCAATAATTGTAATATAAACAAACCAGCCAGTTTCCATTTTTGTTTTCCTTTTGTTGTGTTAAGTTAATACAGAACTACATCTGTATTAACTATCTTGCCTTTATCAAAATATTGATGAACTGCTCGTAGCAATTCTCCCACGTCCATTTTCTTGATTTGTCATATATCACTTCTCGATCTAAGTAAAGACATTTGTTGACAGCCTCTGTCAAATCTTCCGACATATAACCAGTGATTCCGTTTTCAATAATGTCTTTTGGTCCTGTTACTGGATATGCAGCAACAGGTGTTCCACAAGCAAGTGCTTCTATATTGACTACGCCGAAAGTGTCAGCCTTTGATGGAAAAACAAATACAGTTGCTTTCCTGTAGTAATCACCAAGCTCTTTTCCAGTTTTCTTACCGACAAATAAAACATCTGGATATCTCTTTTTGAGTGTTTCAAGATACGGTCCATCACCCACAAGTACTTTTTTAGCATTAGGAATATAAATTGAGCAAAAATCATCAAGACCCTTTTCCTGACTTACTCTGCTTACGCATAGAAGCGTAATATTCTGATCAATATTTGTGCTGGTATTTGATGGATAGAAAATATCTCGGTCAACGCCACGAGTCCATGATCTGATGTCTTGTGTAAAACCCTTATCTTTTAATTCCTGAACCATGCTATCAGTAGTTGTAAGAATAACAGAAGACCCCTGATATAATTTTCGTATTAACTTCCATCCAAGATCAACAGGAATAAATGACCACTTAGCATTGATAAATTCGGGAAACTTTGTATGACACGATGTTGAAAACGGAATTCCTAATCTTATACAAGTTCTAATAAAAGATATTCCAAGTGTGCCTTCTGGTGTTGCAATATGTATATGATCCCACTTTTGTTTTTTGAGAAGTTTTCGTATATGAAACGGATTTGGTAAACCAATTTCAATTTCTGGATAGAACCAAAGCGAAAATCTTATCTTGCAACGGCGAGGATGATAGACATGAATTGTATCACCATTTTTCCTTGCTTGATAAACTAAGTTGGAAAGGGTAGTTACAACTCCGTTTACTTGTGGATGCCAAGCATCAGTAATCAGTAGTATCTTGCTCATATTTTTCCATTCTATATTCTAGTACTTCAAAGCTTCCATCTATATGTTCAAGTAGTGCTGTTCCAGATTCAACCCAATCTCCACAATTCATATATTCTATTCCATTGATGTCTTTTATAGCTGCGACATGAATATGACCACATATAATTCCATCGTATTTTTCTTCAATGCAGTATTCGGAAAGTTTAACTTCAAAGTTATTGATGAAGTTCAACGCTTCTTTGGTATTCTGTTTAAGCCACTTACTAAGGCTCCAATATTCCATACCTAACATATTACGAACTTTATTAAAGTGAATGTTAACCCAAATCATAAAGTTGTATGCAACATCTCCTATGTGCATCAACCATTTATTATCAAGCATCAGCGAATCGAAGAAGTCTCCGTGTATGATTAGATATCTTTTTTCGTTTATTGCTTTATAGTCAATTCGATCAAGAAGTTGTATGTTTCCTATTTCAATGTCAAATTGAAGAAATTTACGAAATGCTTCGTCGTGGTTGCCAAGTATATAATATACCTTCGTACCTCTTTTTGCAGCAGTCAATATACGTCTTATAACATTTGCATGACTTTGTGGGAAAAACCATCTTTTTCTTAGTTGCCATCCGTCTATAACGTCACCAACAAGGAAAAGATTTTCGCATGTATTTGTCTTTAAAAAGGAACAGAGGGAATCTGCTTGACACCCTCTGGACCCTAAGTGTATATCGGAAATGAAAATACTATTATAATGCAAGATATTACCTCTTGTTTTTACTCACTTGATATTTATATAGTTACACGACAGAATCCAATAGACAATGGAATCATAGACCAATATTAAGAAGAACGCAACACATTGCGTTTCGTGCATAGATAATTAATCCATGCACGATACAGGTCGCCATTTTTTCATTTTATCAACACGGTTCAAGTTCCTTACCATATTTTTCAGTCAATTCCGCACGACATTCAGCAGAAATTGATCGGGTCAATGTATGCATCCATTGTGAAAAACTGTATTGATTTCCTTTTGAATCTTTCCATCCATTCTTTTCAAATTCTTCTGCACGTTTGCGATAACGCCGCTCTCTTGCCAACCGCTGCGATTCTCGCACACTCAGCTTTGTTCCTTCTGGATTTCCCTTGCCAGACATAAACACATCAATATCGGTGACGCCACGCCGTGTATTGCACCGCTCACAGGCCATTGCAAGGTTTTCCATATCATCGCTACCGCCTTTTGAACGGGGAATAATATGTTCAACTGTTGCACTATTTGATTTGCCGCGAAGATGTGTAGCATCACAGCCACACCAACAACAATGCCAATTTTGTGCTTCTGCAAGTCGCGTCCGCACATAAATGCGAACAGACAATTCATATTTCAATTCACTATATTTTGGATTACGATACTTTTTCCAAAATGGATCATCCAATGCTGGCGGCATTTCGTGGATGATAAGAGGAAGATTGATTTGCATTTTACATGCTCCAATATGTTTCAGAAGCAGGCGACATATAGATGGGAGTATTGACAGGTTCTTGATAGTCAAGCCCACTCATCAGATTTTTGCGAGTAACTTTCTTTTCCACATTGGCATAGAAATTGGTCGCATCAGTGATGGAATAGTCATCCACATTGATAGCAATTTTTTTGCTATACCGTGTGAGTGCCGCCTTTGCTGCACCTTTGGTAGCATAGGTCTGGCTGTTACGTTCCAGCAAGATCGTGGTATCGGTGTTGTAAACTACAAAAGCCATTTTGCGTTCCTTCGTTTCCATACACATGCATAGCATGATTCGATATGACGTGTCAAACGAAAAAGGCGAGGTTTCCCCCGCCTTTTCTTCTTATTTCAACCACGAAAGATGCAATGCAGTCAGCATAGAACCAAGGGTAAAAATAACCCCATACAATACTGTTTGTGCATTTACACCGCCAAAGACATGCTGCCGATGATAAATCCAACAGATATGACGGCAGAATGAATAATAAATTTCTTTTTCATTTCCATTTTCCTTTTTGTTGTGGTTGATATAACGTTATTATTGGTAGACCCTTTCGGACTCGAACCGAAATATTCAATCTTATGAGGATTGTTCATTCACCAGTTATGATAAAGGTCCACTAATAATAACGGTATTAAGAGAATTGGTAGGGATGGTGGGATTCGAACCCACAATGTGATCATTAATCAGTGAGGCATTTTAAGTGCCTTGCGTTTCAACCAGTTTCGCCACATCCCCGCACGATTTGAGTCTTTTTTATGGTCATACTCAGGACCGTCTACTCTATACTTAATTACATTCTATCTAAGGTGCTTACTTACTACTATCGCGTTTCATCATGTCGTCACTATGGCACAGCATTTTGATTCGGTCAAGCTAGTTTTCAGGCATTGCAGGCTCACCCTGCTTAGATTAATCGCCACGTCATGATTAGCATTCCTCTGGTTTATTTTCTAAGGATTGACCGATTGACGACTTCGGTATGTTTTCGTCTTTCTATGTGTTGCTATACTAATAATAAAATTAGCGTTTTACGGTTGATCGCGAGATTTATACATGAACTTCATGGTAGTCTCCATAGCGTTGCGGTTGACTGATAGAAAACACTGTTATTTTGTTCGGGTGAGCCACGTCCCTACACTATAGGCTCTATTATGAGACAAATTATTAAAGATTACACTAGGGCGAGTCTCGAATTTTAATCATATTTAGTACACCTTGTTTTGCTTTCCGTAAGACAGTTTTAGTCGATTCGGCGGATAGTGTCAACAAGTATTTTCGTTATCGTGTCAGCCCCACAGATAAATCCCAGATGCAACCCAGACCACAATAAGAAAAAGCATACGCCCATTCATATATGCAGTACCGCGAGGATAACCAGATACACGATAAAGATCAGACATTCTTTTATTGTGTTTCCTATTGACAATTGCATCAGCAATCAACAGCAGAAAAACAATAGAAGTAATAGTAAACCCAGAATACGCTACAACAGTTGAAAACATTTTATTTCCTTTCAGATGTTAGAATCGCATGACTACATACAATATATCATGACAGCGAGTGTGCCGCAACAGATTTTTTAGCATTGTCTTACAAAAAGAATATAAAAAAGGGGGCATAAGCCCCCTTGTGTTCTTGTGATTGTTAACTTATTCGGTAACAAGTTCCCGATTTTCGATTTGTTCAGCTTCGGCTTGTTCAGCTTCCATTTCTTCCGCTTCCGCTTCTGCAATTTCTTCGGCTTCGGTCGGTTCACCGATCATCTTGCGACCCGCATCAGTCAGCATATAGCCTTTGGCTGGCCGTCCACGAGTTTCTGCCTTGATATCAAAGGTTTTCAGATAACCAAGTTGAACAAGTTGGTTCATCAACGGGCGAGAAGGAATTTCTTCCTTGTCATCAATAAAGATTGCAGTCAAAGCACGCACGATGTTCTTTTTTTCTGCAAAGAGTGCTTTTGGACCCCGCTTTGTGCCAGTTGCGGCAACTTTTGCATTCTTTTCGATTTCGGCAATCACATTTTCGGTGACAGCATCAACCACGGATTCATCAACAGTGTTCATGTCTATTTCCTCTATATGGGGCATCATCGCCCTTCGGTAACACTCTTTTAGCTCTCGAATCACCCCATGTCAATATGTATTTTCATTGTTAATGCAGATAGTGATACATAATGCAGAACCTAGTTTCGTCGGTATTGTATGAATAACCAACAAAATATAATAAATCTAGTCTAAAAAACGCAAAAAAAATATAAATAAAGTAAAGCGAATTCCAAAGGAGAGACAGATGGCTATTCAAAACTTAATTAATATGAGTGTTCCCACTGATGCAAGAACAGGTGCTTTATTAATGCCTAAATTACAAAATCGTTTTAGAGTTTCATTTGACTTTGATTCGGGTAGATATATTACTGGAAACGCAGTTAGCGTTACTAGACCAACATTAGCATTTGATCCCATCACACTAGAAGTTTATAATTCAAGAGTATATATTCCCGGTAAACATACATGGAATACAGTTGATGTTGTTATACGCGATACAGTATCAAATAATACAATTAAACAAATTGAAGGTCAATTAACTCGTCAAATTGACATGGCTACACAAAGCGTTCAACGTTCTGCATCTGCATTCAAATTTCAAACAACAATTGAAACATTAGATGGTTCTAATCCAATCGGCGGAAGTATTCCTACTACTAGTATTTTAGACACTTGGTCATTACTTGGATGTTATATTGAAAATGTTGCATACGGCAATAATGATTATGCATCGTCTGATCCAATTACAATTACGATAACTCTAAAATATGATAATGCAATTCATGCTCATGCTGGCGTTCCTGATGGTCTTTCTGCGACTAACTTTACCCCAGATTTTGGAATTTTATCAACTGGTCAGGGTAATATACCGCAAGCTGGTAGAGCTGGTTTCTAATATATTAGAAACTATTTAAATATGGGAATTAGCCTTTCAGAAATTTATGGAAATCTAGGAATTACGACAACTGATCCAGTTATGTCGAAAATTCCTAGATTTAAATTCAACTTTTTACTTGAAATACAATTAGGCAATAATTCAAGTGGCGTTATTAAATTTGAACGTGTTCGCACAGCAACCTTACCTGAAGTTTCATTTGATACTAAAATTATGAATCAATATAATGTAAAGCGAGTAGTGCAATCAAAAATGAATTATGGAACATGCACCGTTGCATTTTATGATACATATGATAATGATTTTTTAACAAAAATAGCAATTCCTTATTCTAAAAATTATTACAATAATGGCGACGGACTTAATAAAATTAGTGATACATTCGCGACTACTGATTCTATAACATCTAATGACAATGCAATTATTGGAAATTTCGGATTAACTACCACCACACCAGCAAATAGATATTTTATTCCTGAAATTAGAATTAAAAAAGTAGGTCCAGATGCTAATATTTTTGATCATATCATGAAAAATTGTATGATAACCAGTATAGCAGGAGATACAATGGATTATGGTGATAGTCAGCCTGTGCAATTTACCGTAACCTTTCAACCGGAAAGAATGGAATTAACTAGTAATCCAAATTCAACAACTAGATAATAGCATGGCTCGATTCCATCAAGGCCAATACGAAATAAAAAATCCAAGCAAATATTTGGGAAAAAAAATACCATATGCAAGATCATCTTGGGAATTCAAAATGATGGATTTTTTTGATAATAATCCGAGTATTATTGGTTGGGCAAGTGAATCACATCGTATCCCGTATGTTCATCCATTTACTAAAAAGATAACTACATATGTTCCTGACTTCTTTGTAGTATATAAAAATGCACAAGGAATCACCGTAGCTGAAATGCTAGAAGTAAAACCAAGTTCACAAATTTTAGAAAATGCAAAAAAGAAAAGTGATGTTATTGCTGGAGTCATTAATCAAGAAAAATGGAAAATGGCAAAACAATGGTGTGATCAGCAAGGAATTGGATTTAGAGTTGTTACGGAACATGAAATTTACAGAAAGTCTGGAAAGAACAAATGACAAAAAAATTAGAAGATTTCTTTAATTTAAGTAACGAAGAAGATGATATACATATATCAGATACGTTAGATATTGAAGTAGTGAATGAAAAAGAAAAAGAATTAATAACATACGATTTCACAGAATTATCTGGTGTATTGAGCGAAGTAGATAAAATTGATCAAGCATTGGGTCCAGTAAAAGGATTAGAAATATTAGATAGTGAAATGGATGCATTATCTAAACGAGCTATGGAAGTATTTGAATTATTGATTGATATAGGTCAAAATGTCGAAGATAAAAATATTGCTCCTGTATTTGACGCTGCATCAAAAATGTTAAGTGGTGCAATTTCTGCAAGCCAAAGCAAGATGGATAGAAAATTAAAAGCAATTCAATTGCAGTTACAGAAAGCAAAATTAGATCAAGATCAAGAAAAATTTGAATGGAAAGTAAAAGAACGTAAGAATAATGGCGATGATGCAGTTCCGATTGATGGCACATCAGAAAGAATTTCAATATCTCGTTCTGACCTAATTCGTGAAATTCTTGATAAAAAACAATAAATAAAAGAAAAGAGGATTTTACGCCATGAAAAGACTACAACAATATCTTATGGAATCGCAAAAAACATACGAATTTCGTATGAAAACTATTGTAGAACTTACAGATGATCAACTAGATAAACTTGAAAATCATTTAAGAAAGTATGAAGCGTATGACATAGAAACACCTAAAAGAACTATTATGCAAAGTGCCCCACTAGATTTTTATAATAGTGGTGCATGTGAAGTTTATATTATTGATTTCAAAACAAAACTACCAGTCAGTCCACAAATTTTACTTAATGAAATAGTTTCAAAATTGGGAATTGGCGAGGGAAATGTTCGCATTCGTAATAGAGCAGAACCACTTGATGAAATAGATACAAAATATCTTGAAGATAATGGAAAAGATACTAGTAAAGAAAAAAAGAAAAAAGCCCTATTGACTGATCCAGACTATAAAGAAGTTAAAAATCCAAAAGCCGATGATTATCATGGTGAAAAACATAAAACAAAGTTTATGCGTGAACTAGAAAAAGCTAGAAAACCATTAACAACTGAATACAAGATAAAGAAATAATAGGAGATTATCATGTCAATAGATATTGAATTAATAAAAAAATTAGCAGGACTATTGAATATGAATTCTGTTGTTGCTAATAATACACCTGCAGTAATTGAGCCAGAACAGTCTGCCCCATGCGGTTGTGATGCAGAAACAAGTGGTAGTAATATGCGTAAATTCATAGATGCTACTACATTTGAAGAAATTGATGAAGAAGATGAAGATGGTGAATGGGCAAATAGCACTGATCATTTTGATGGTAAACGTCGCGATCATGGACAACCAACTGGTGCAGTAGTAGATACTAGCCTTCGTAGGCATTTAGGGGCAAAAGCAATGCCTGTAAGAATTGAAGAATCGGATGAAAATTCAGAAGAAGATGAAGAAAAATCTGCGGAAGAAGAATTAGATGAAGCCTTTGTTAATGAAGATATCAAAGATAAATTAAAAATAATGACATTGCACGGTATGCATACTACTGAGAGCATGATAGAATCATACAAAAGACACAAAGACAGAACCAAAGAGCGTCAGAAACAACGTATTAAAAATAAAGCAAAAGATAAAGTAATAGCAACTGTTGGTGGTGGAAACCTTAAAGGAATGGCATCGGTTGAAGAAGCTTCTGTTCCCGTTCAAAAAGTTGCAAAACTTCCATCATTGCCAAATAAAAAAGCATATGATATTGAAAAAGCAAGCGAAACCAAGAAAAAAGTATCGTTGAAACCAGAACCTTGGAAAAATAAAAAAGAAACTAAAGAAATGGTAAAAGAAAGTGTCGATCTTATCAAGTTGAAAAAGAATGCTGGACTCCTTTAAGGGGTTCAGTTTCTAAAGGAACAACATGCCATTAGTCAATGATATAGTAAAACAGCCAAATCGTGAGGAATTATTAAGTGCAGCAGAAATAAGAGAAATCGCATTATGCACAATGGACCCAAAATATTTCATAAAAAATTACTGTTATTTACAACACCCTACTAAGGGCAAAATGAGATTCTTATTATTTGAATATCAAGAAAGATTAATTGATGTGTATCATGGATATAGAAACAATATATCCATGCTTCCACGTCAAAGTGGCAAATCACAATGTGCGGCTGCATATCTATTATGGTATGCTATGTTTAATCCTGATAGCACAGTATTAATTGCAGCACACGTTTTCCGTGGTGCCCAAGAGATTATGAGCAGAATAAGATTTATGTATGAAAATATACCAAATTTTATTCGTGCAGGTGTCAAAGCATATAATCGTGGTAGTATTGAATTTGATAACGATAGCAGAATAGTTGCACAAGCCACGACTGAAAATACTGGCCGTGGTATGTCAATTTCATTAGTTTATCTAGATGAATTTGCATTCGTTCCGCCTAACATTGCAAGTGAATTTTGGACTTCTCTTTCTCCAACACTATCAACTGGTGGTAAATGTATCATTACTAGCACCCCAAACCAAGATAATGATCAATTTGCACAAATTTGGAAACAAGCAAATAAAACATTAGATCAATATGGAAATGATAGCGGAATTGGTGTAAATGGATTTAAACATTATATTGCTCATTGGAATGAACATCCAGATCGTGATGAAAAATGGGCAGAAGTTGAACGTGGAAAAATTGGCGATGAAAGATTTATGCGTGAGTTTGAATTAAAGTTCGTTGCATATGATGAAACATTAATCAATAGTATATATTTAAGTAATATGAATACACAACGTGATCCTTACATGAAATTAGGCGAAGTTCGATTTTATGAACCAATAATAGATGGTCATATGTATTTGGTAGCATTGGACCCAAGTTTGGGAACAGGCGGGGATAATGCAGCAATACAAGTATTATCGTTGCCAGATTTGAAACAGGTAGCAGAGTGGCAACATAATTTGACACCAATAAAAGGTCAAATTATTGCATTGAAAACAATATGTGATTACATTTATAATAAAGCACCAAAAAGTGAATTATATTATAGTGTAGAAAATAATACAATTGGTGAAGCAGCTTTGGTTACTATATCTGAAATGGGTGAAGAAAATATACCCGGCGTATTTTTAAGTGAACCTAAGAAAAAGCAGAGTGTTCGCAAATATAGAAAAGGTTTTACAACAACTCATAGTTCAAAAATATCAGCATGTGCTAAATTAAAACAATGGATTGAAACAGACAAAATGAATGTATCTAGTAAAAATTTAATAAATGAATTAAAAACATTTGTGGCTAGTGGAACATCATATAAAGCAAAACAAGGCGAAACTGATGATCTTGTAATGTCACTAGTATTAGCTATTCGTATGGTATTAATTGTTAGCAAATATGAAGAAGATACTTTTGAACAAGTGAGAGAAACATTTGATGATGAAGATTATGATACACCAATGCCTATGGCATTTCTATAAATAATACCAAATAAGGATAAAATTATGGCTATAGATGTTGCAAAAATTTCTGAAAAGATTTTCAAAATAATGAAAGCATACGGACATCAATTATCTCTTTTCACAGATGATGGAAAAGATACACTTGATCCAACTGAGGCAAGAAGATTTTATTCAAAAGATAAAAATATTATGATAAATTTTGAAACTAGTGCTGAAAAACATATTATTAAAGTTAATGTAGGTGGTAATATTGATTTACAAGATTTAAAGCCGTTACTGGGTAGTGTCCGTAATTTAGCCAATCAACAGGCATTGACATATTCTTTAAGAAAATTTGGTCACAATATTAAACCAAAAGATTTTGTCTATCAAGCTGAACAAGAAAAACAAATTTCTGAATCATTTTCTAAGCCATATGGAACAATAAAAACTTCAAGACAAAAATTTGAAAATGCAACATTATATATTAGACACAGTAAAAAAGTTGATGAAGAAATAAGAGGAAGTCGTTCCCGTAATATACATGCAATATTTGTAGAAAATTCAAGTGGAGAACGCTTTAAGTTTCCATTCAATAATATTAATGCAGCAAGAGCAATGACAGTTCATGTTAGCGAAGGTGGTACACCGTATGATAATATTGGTAAAGGAATTATCCATCTGTCAGAAGAAATTGAAACACTAAAAAAATTCAAAAAGAAAAATAAAACTTTACAAGAAACATCAGATGAATTTATTCAATATGTTTCTGAAAGAATAAACACAATTGGACGCCAATTTACTCAAATGAATAATCATAAAGGATATAGTAGAAATATCGAAACATTTATGACAGAAAATAATATTGATGAAGTTGATGATTCTATATTTGAAGAATTTGGTATAACTTTTAACGAAGATGAAAATAAATCATTTGTATTTAATATAGCAAAAAAACTTAAAGAAGATAAAAAAACAAGTTCGCGAATAGAAGAATTTGTAAGAGATATATTAAATGGAAAAAAGATAGAATTCGCCCGATCATCATTTGATTCTGATCCAAGAAATCCAGATAATTTTGAATATAAAACAGAAGAGGCAAGACTTTCTGCATGGTTTGGATATTTTTCAAAAAATGCAAAAGATGAACAAATAGCTGATATTATGGCACAACTTAGTGATGACGTATATCAGTTAAATAAAAAACATCTAGACCTTGCAAAAAAACTATTGACATCACTGATGAATGGTGCTATAGTTACATCACAATCAAACAAACAAGATGGTTTGTTAGAAAGCATTTCCCAAGAACTCGATGATAAGTTATCCACTATTTGTGGAATTTATTTAGACTAATCTTGGTAAACCGATTTTATTAGTTGTTCGGAGAATACAACTATTTTTATCTAACACTTGACTAACACTTAGGAGAATAATTATGTCAACATTAGCAGAAATCAGAAAAAAATTACTAGAACAAGAGAACCGTTCAAAAGGAAATAATAGTGGATATGCAGATACTACACTATATCCATTTTGGAATACAGATGTAGGAACAACAACTACAACTAGATTCCTACCAGATGGAGACGATTCAAACGTATACTTCTGGAAAGAACGTCAAATGATCAAGATTCCTTTCAGTGGAATTAAAGGTGGAGACGAACACAAGCAAGTAAAAATTACTGTTCCTTGTGTTGAAATGTGGGGAGATCGTTGCCCAATTCATGACGAAATCCGTCCTTGGTTTAAAGACTCGGCTATGGAAGAAATGGCAAAAACTTATTGGAAAAAGCGTAGCTTTGTGTTCCAAGGTTTTGTAGTAGATTCTTCTTTAAAAGAAGAAAATATTCCAGAGAATCCTATTCGCCGCTTCTTGTTTACTTCTGAAATATTTAATATTGTCAAAGCAGCACTGATGGACCCAGATTTTCCTGAAATTCCAACAGATTATGAAGCTGGAACCGATTTCAAACTAGCCAAAACTACAAAAGGCCAATATGCAAATTGGACAACATCTTCATGGGCGAGACGTGAACGTAGCTTAACTGATGTAGAACGTGATGCAATTCAAACTCACGGTCTATTCAATCTTTCCGAATTCTTGCCAAAGAAACCCGGTGAAAAAGAACTTCAAGCAATCTTTGATATGTTTGAAGCAAGCGTTGATGGTCAACTTTATGATCCTGAACGTTTTGGTGAATTTTATCGCCCCGCTGGCATGGCAGGAATGACAGACAATCCAAATAATAGTGAGGAAGCTGGAGATGAGCAATTGTCAAAAGTAAAACCATCACAAAAACCTGCTGCAAAAGTTGTAGAAAAGCCAGTTGAACAACCAGTTGACAATTCTACAAAGCAAAGTGCCCAAGATATTCTTGCAGCAATTCGTAACCGTAAATCTTCATAAATTGTAGATTTCTTATAGTCAAGGGGTAATTCCCTTGACTATCTTAATTATTAAATAGGAGAAAATATGGTAAAACCATTTGATATTTCGCGGTTGCGAAAAAGTTTAACTAAAAGTGTTCCGGGAATGAGTGTTGGGTTTCGTGATCCAGATACATGGATTTCAACAGGTAACTACACACTAAACAAACTTATTAGCGGAGACTGGCATAAAGGTGTTCCTCTTGGTAAAGTTACAGTTTTTGCAGGCGAAAGTGGTAGCGGTAAATCATTTCTTGCAAGTGGTAATATTGTAAAAAATGCACAAGAACAAGGTATTTTTGTTATATTAATTGACAGTGAAAATGCACTAGATAAAACTTGGTTAAATGCGTTAGACGTTGATACATCAGAAGATAAATTGCTAAAATTGAATGTAGCAATGATTGATGATGTTGCAAAGATAATCTACGATTTCATAAAAGAATATAAAGCAGACTACGCAGATAAACCTGATGCAGAACGACCAAAAGTATTATTTGTTATAGATAGTCTTGGTATGTTGCTAACTCCAACCGATATAGATCAGTTCTCAAAAGGTGATCTAAAAGGTGATATGGGTAGAAAACCAAAAGCATTAAAGGCATTGGTGACAAATTGTGTCAATATGTTTGGCGATTATAATATTGGATTGGTTGCGACTAATCACGTTTACGCATCACAAAATATGTTTGATCCTGACCCAGTAGTATCTGGTGGTAGTGGATTTATTTTTGCATCTAGTATTCTAGTTGCTATTAATAAATTAAAACTTAAAACTGACGAAAATGGGGCTAAAACTACAGACGTTCAAGGTATTCGTGCAGTATGTAAAGTAATGAAAACTAGATATGCTAAACCATTTGAAAAAGTTGAATTAGAAATTCCATATAGTACAGGACTTGATCCATATAGCGGAATGTTTGACTTTTTTCAAAAAGCTGAATTACTTAAAAAAAGCGGAAACAGATGGGAATACATCAGTGAAAGCACTGGAGAAGTAATAAAGTTATATGAAAAAGAATGGAATAGAAATACTAATTCTTGTTTAGATACAGTTATGTCAGAATTTGACCAACTTATTACTCTTTCATTGGGCAACAATGTCGAAACAGTTTCAGAAGAAATTGATGTAGAAAATCAATCTGAATAAAAAAACAACAAAAACATATATAGATGAACGGGATTTATTCCCGTTCATTTGTATTATAAAGGAATAAATATTATGATTGATAAAGAAATTAGTCTGTTCTTGGAAATATGGGATACTGTAAAAGTTTATATTCCAATTAAAGAAAAACAAGAAGCAGCACAACATGTTTTGCAAATGTTAGATGAATATGGAATAGATATAGAAGAACATAAAATTGAAATGTCAGATCACTGTTCTATTTTGGAGAGTGCAATTAAAGATATTTTAGCTGGATATGATGATATAGAAGACGATATGGAATAAAAAATGAGTGGATGGCTACAAAAAGTTAGAAATAATATGAATACCATCGTAGATGCAATTTCATATTATGAAAAAGAAATCTCAGAAGCAAGAAAAGATATTAGTTTAGCAGGAAATGTTGAAAGAAATGCCAGAGACATGCCCGGAATAGTTGAATATAGATTTTATCAATTACAAGAGATAGAATCTATACTAGAATATCTAAATATTGAATTGAGAAAAATGCGTAGTCATTCATTTAAAAAATTCTTGGAACATTATAATAAACAATTATCAAGCCGTGATGCTGAAAAATATATTGATGGTGAACCAAATATTGTAGACATGACACACCTAATAAATGAATTTGCATTAGTGCGTAATAGTATGCAGGGAATTATAAAAGCACTTGAACAGAAATCATTTTCTATTAATAACATTATAAAATTACGAGCAGCAGGTCTCGAAAACATAGAACTATAAACTAGTTGACAACATACTCAGAATCGGTTTACAATGTGTTAAGCCTGATTCTGGAGTATACTATGACCTGCAAGACACCAAACATCCCACATACGTTAAAAATGCCAATGCCGAATAACCCATTTCGGGTTATGGATCATGTTGGCGTTTTGGGACTGGATTATGTTCTTGGTATTTCTGATGCAATTTATACGGTGCATGGATACAAACAGTTTGTAGATAATGCATCAGAAGTTATATCAGTAATATCTTCCCTTGTTAATAACAGAGGTACTTCTTATTGTGTCACTGATCCTGCTATCATGAAAGAACGTAGAGAATTCTTATCAAACGAATATGTGATGAAAACAATGGAAGGAAAACTATCACAGTTTGACTTATCATTCATCAACATTTTGTCTGATGAAAAGTTTGACGAAATGATGCGAGCAAATCCGAATAAAATAACTTTGTCTAATAATAGTTTCAAATCATTGGCCGCAGCATTTCCAAAAGTATATAAAGAAACAAAAGAACGCACATATTTCAATGATGTGATCAGTGAGGTTGCATCAAAAAGTTCATATGTAGGCGACTTGAAAAGTCGTTATAATTTTAAACTTAAACTTTTATCAAAACGATTTGTGTCTGATAAGGGATTTTGGGTTGTCAATGCTCTTAACGAAGAAAAAGATATTGTTACATTTTTTGATGCAAAGGCAACATCTGATCCAACATGCGATTTATACAAAATTAAAGTAGGTGACATGTTTAAACTTAGAGGAACTGTAGTTAAGCACAATTTCTCAACTTACACCAAATGTAAAGAAACACGGCTGTCTAGGATTGTTTATTCTTGACATCCCACGATGATTCGCGTAATGTCACTTCATGACCAAATGAAAGGGACACTACACTATGACTAACAAAGTTCGAATCCATGATGGCCGTGTTCGTAACATCACCATCAAAAACATGACGTTTGGCCTGATCCAAGGTCTTAAGACTGGCAATTCTGGTTCGTGGATCACGGTTGACCCGCGTTCTGCTGAAGGAACTGGTTCTGATGCGATCAAGGCTCTTGGTGCAACGGTAATTCGTGTCAAGGTTGATACCAATACTTGTTTTGAAATCTTCGATACTGGTTCTACGCCTTCCGCAGAATCTGCGTTTGTCGAAGAAATCGAAGAAACTGATGATGAAATCATGGAACGTCTTCGTGAACGGTTTGCAATCCTTGAAGAAATGACTGGTGCATGTGTTGATGGTACGATTCGCGGCATGGTTGTTGCAGGTCCGCCCGGTGTTGGCAAATCCTATGGCATTGAAAAAGTCATTGATATGGCCCATGTGTGCAGCACTATCGGAAACGGTGAAGCAAAGTTTGGCATGGAAAAGGGTGCGGCAACTCCGATTGGCCTTTACAAGATGATGTTTGAATATTCTTCTCCCGGTTCTGTCTTGGTTCTGGATGATTCGGATACCATCCTGTTCGATGATACGTCGTTGAACTTGCTGAAGGCTGCACTGGATAGTGGCAAGCGTCGTCGAATTTCGTGGCGGTCTGAAAGCCGTGCATTGGAAAATGCTGGTGTTCCCGATAGTTATGATTTTGAAGGATCGGTGATTTTTGTTACCAACCTCAAACTTGAAGCTGCACGGGGCAAGATTGGTGATCACATGCAAGCCCTTTTGTCTCGCTGCCATTATCTTGATCTGACTATCAATACTACCCGTGAAAAATTCCTTCGTTGTAAGCAAATCATTCAAGATGGTATGCTTGCTCGCTACGGGTTCAATGAAGAACAAAAAGATGAAATCTTGAATTATGTTTATGATAATCAGGATCGTCTGCGGGAATTGTCGCTTCGCATGGTTTCCAAGATTGCCGACCTGTATAAGATGTCTCCTAAGCGGTGGAAGCAATTGGCGGAAAATACCTGCATCCGCTAATACCGCTTGACTTCTGGCAAAACTAATGCTAATATGTGGGGTAGCAAATAACTGCTACCCCATTTTTTATTTACAAATATGTGGCAAGGACAGGAATAACGAAAGTAATAATGACAATAGCAAAAATAATATTAAAAAATGAAGTTGCTTGTAGTATAAATGGTTTAGACTTGGACACTAGAAAAAAATTATCAGAGAAATATAGTTTTTTTGTTCCTCATGCCAGATATTCCCCAAGTTTCAAATTAGGACGTTGGGACGGTAAGATAAATTTCTTTTCTATAGGTGGAAGCACATATAATAATTTATTAGAAGAAATAGTTCCTGATCTGATCCAGAGCGGATACGAGGTAGACATAGAAGACAATCGGGTTGCCGCCAATATAGGCACACTAGAACCAGTTGAACGAAACACATTTGCCCATATAATTTGGCCCGAGGGACATCCCTTTGAAGGCAAACCAGTAGAACTACATGATCATCAGATAAATGCGATCAATCAATATCTAGAAAATCCACAATGTATTCAAGAATTAAGTACTAGTGCGGGAAAAACTATTATTACTGCTGCATTAAGTCAACGTATTGAGAAATATGGCAGAAGCATTGTAATTGTTCCCAACAAAAGTTTAGTTGAACAAACGTTGGCAGATTATGAAAACTTTGAATTAGATGTTGGTGTTTATTATGGCGACAGAAAAGATTTAGACAAAACTCATACGATATGCACTTGGCAAAGTCTAGAATCACTTGAACGGCAGAAGCGGGATGAAAAGCGATCAGATGCAGTTGAAGAATTTGTTTCTGGTGTATGTTGCGTGATTGTGGATGAGGTTCACGGTGCTGATGCAGCGGCATTGAAGCGGTTATTATCTGGTCCTATGGCTAACATTCCGCTGCGATGGGGTTTAACTGGTACTATACCTAAAGACCAAGGATCACAAATGTCAATCAAGGTAAATCTTGGTCCGATAGTAAACAAAGTAAAAGCATCTGATTTGCAAGAATTAGGAATTCTTTCTAGTTGTAATATAAATGTATTACAGACACAAGAAAATATTATTTACAGTAATTACCAAAGTGAATTAAGCTTTTTGGTTACTGATCCTGTTCGACTAGATTGGATGGCAGAAAAGATCAAAGAAATATCATGTAGTGGTAACACATTAGTTTTAGTTGATCGTATAAAAACTGGTGAAGAACTGGTTGCTAGAATAGAAGATAGTGTTTTCGTCAGTGGCGAGGTAAAGCAGAAGAAAAGAAAAGAAGAATATAAAGACATTAATTTAGGTGAAGGCAAAATATTAGTTGCAACATTCGGCGTAGCCGCAGTTGGCATTTCTATAACAAGATTACACAATGTAGTTTTGATAGAACCGGGAAAAAGTTTTGTAAGAGTAATTCAAAGTATTGGCAGAGGATTACGAAAAGGATTTGACAAAGATCATGTTAATATATGGGATGTTTGTGCAAATGCGAAATACAGTAAAAAACACCTTACTGAACGTAAAAGATTCTATTCAGACGCAGAATATCCTTTTACTATAAAGAAAATTTACAGATAACAAAGGAGAAATAAAATTAAAGTATTAACTTTAGAAAACACCACATTAGAAATAGATTATGTTCCTGAGCAAATAGATGATATAAGATATAGTGTGCTAGATTATAGCGATAAAAAGAATGCTGATTACATTTTTCAACCATTAGTATTCTTAGAAATATTTACATCACCAGCCGCAGTAATAAGTATTGGTCCACATGTAATAAAAGTTCCACTTGACTGGAGCATAATTATATGCGAAAGTGATGCAGGCGATCCAGAAGTAGTTCCTATTACTTCATTAAATGATCGTGGTTTTAGTGCATTTTGCTTTAATCCGTTAACCGGATTTTTGCCAGACTTCATGGAAATCAAAATTCTAAACATATATAACGAAGTAAAATGGTATATGCCGAAACTAAAACAAGGACATTTTTTATCAGTTCCGCTACAAGATAAAAATAATCCAATATGTGCATTTTTTATAAAAGAAACAGCAAAAGTTCCAGACGTATTGGACATAAGGGATTTATGGTGACAATAGATAAATTAGATATTAAACAAGTATTGGGTGCAGTAGACAATAGAGATTTTGAATGGATCAATACATTGTCTGATGAAGATAAAAAGAAATTATCAGTATGGCAAATAATGAGATTTGTTAGCAGTTGCGACTCTTCTAATAAAGAAATAACTCGCCATTATCTTCAAATGACTAATGATATTGTTAATACTCATTTCAATTCGTTGAGACTACATCCAGAGTTGCAATTTAGATTATTGCAAGTGTGTGGTATTGGATCAAAACAATACCACGCATGGATTGCACCAACTAAAAAAGAAAAAAGTAACAAAGTAAAAAATTGGCTAGAAAGTCAGTTTCCAGAATATAACGATGATGAGATTGATTTGTTGTTTAGAAATAATACAACAAATGAACTCAAATCATTTGCTATGGAAAAAGGACTACAAGATAAAGAAATATTAGATATATTTGGAAAGTAATATGTATACCTGTGATAAATGTAGTAAATCTTTTACAAGAGAAGGATGGTTTAAGAAACATGTATGTGGTGATACCATTAAAGTCTCTAAAAAAATATCAGTTGAAACAGAAACGTTTGTGTGTGAATATTGTGATAAATCATTCACTCGTGAAGGATGGCTAGAACGCCATATGTGTGACAAGAAAAAAAGATTTTTTGAAAAAAATGATAAAAGTGTAATAGCTGGATTTGCTGCATTTAATTATTGGTATAAAATAGCAATGAATGCAAAAAAAGATAAAACATTTGAACAGTTCAACAGTAGCAGATACTACAAATCTTTTGTTAAGTTTGGAGAATACATAGTCACGTCTAAGATAACTGATTGGGAATCATATGTTAGATGGTTATCGCAAAATAATACAAAATTGGAAGATTGGGCTAAAGATTCTATAGTAAACCAATTTTATATTATGCTAAACAAAATAGAATCTCCTGATCGTGCAGTTGAAAAATTTATATTAGTTGCAGAAGATTGGGGAGATAAGACTGGATATCATTGGAGTGATTTCTGGGAGAAAGCAAATCCATATCTTATACTTGACTATATAAAAGAAGGAAAGATAAGTCCATGGATATTATTCTCATCAATTACTGCACAAGAATTCGTAGATAATTTACCAGACGAAATGGTTCATATTATTATAGAAAATGTAGACGTTGATTTTTGGAAAAAGAAAACTAAAAATAACAAGGAAGATGTAGAATGGATAAACCAATTACTGCCATAATATCAACTGATATTGATATTGATACACCAGATAGAAATAGTTTACTAAATCTGTTTCCTCATACTCCTGCTATGATTATTCGTAACAATAGAAAGGTTAAACACAACACTGGTGTTTACTTTCATAAAGTTCCGGTTGATCCATATACCGGATATTGCAATGTGGACTATGAAACTGCAGAAGATTTAGGATTTTTTAAGTTAGATATTTTGAATTTGAATATTTATAAATCAGTAAAAAATGAAGAACATCTATTAAAATTAATGAATACAGAACCAGTATGGGAACTATTATCTAGTGAAGAATTTTGTGATATGTTATTTCAATTAAAAGGACATCATGGCGTATGTGCAACAATGAAACCAAACTCCATAGAGCAGTTAGCTGCAGTTTTAGCCATGATACGACCATCAAAAAATTATTTAATTGGCAAAGATTGGGATACCATATTTGCAGAAGTATGGGTTCCACCAGAAGATGGAAGCTATTATTTTAAAGCATCCCATTCTATAAGTTATGCAATGACAGTGGTTGTTCATATGAATTTAATTTGCGAAGAAGTTATGTAGTAGGTAATCTTCGTATAAGTTGTATGTTTCTTTTTTTACTTCTTTTAATCAATAAATTTCTTAAAGAAACTGAAGGACCATATAATATTTCAAAGTCCTTATTAGAAAAACTCATCAATGAATATTTAAATAATTCAAATCTTTTGCCCATTATAATATTAATTGGTAAAAGTCGGTTGGTTTCCCACCACCATTCGCTTCCCAATTCTATGAACTTTAGTTTTTCTTCTTCTGTTTTAATTAAATGATAAACGTATATACTTGTTACAGTTATATCAGTATTTTGTATAATACCGATATATTCATTTTTTCCACATTGGGCTACGCTTAGAAACGGAAATTTATCCGACAAAATTTTATATTGTTCAATGTTAGACATTATTGTTTTAAATTCCTTTTAATAAATATATCTTATAGGAGTATGCACATGGCACAACGAGAGATCGCATCTGGATTTATTTATCCACAAACCGCAACTGTCTTAACTGGGACTACTAGATTTGGAAAAGATGCACATACACCTTTCCGCATATTGAAAGGTGTCGATACTAGTATTCAATTTTTTATAAAAAGCCAAAACGGTAAAAGTGTAAAGTTAAGAAATAAAACTTTTTTTGCAACTATAATCAAGGCAACCGATAAAGATATATTAGTTTCAAAAGAAATGAAAGTTGTCGATACAGAAAATGGAATAGCAAAATTAGTAATAACTGCAAATGATACTATACTATTTAACGTAGGATATTACGATCTTGTAATTCAGGTCAGAGAAGATTCTGGTGAAATAACACCTCTATATAATAATAGTACTTATCAACAAAAATATTCATTAGAATTGATGGATAATTATATAGATATTTCGCCAAATGTATATGAAGTAACTAATTTTTCATTGGATAATACATTCTATTATAGTGATAAAATCGCAGGAACTGCACAAAATCAAAGTACGTTTGGTGTTTCGACTATCGCAATATATGGAAATAATTATGTTGGTAAAGTTGGAGTAGAAGCTACACTTGAAAGCACTCCAACATATCGAAGCTGGTTCCCAATTGACTTGGACAGAGTTAAAGGAAAAGTAGAATATAACGGATTAACTGGCATTGAACCATATGTATTTGAAGGTAAGTTTTTTTGGATAAGATTTGTACTAAGCAAGACATCAGGAAGCATTGACAAAATTCTCTATTCATGCTAATATCAGCCTATGAATCATCCTTTTACTCAATTTATAATCAAAACGATTCCATATGGATGGAAACCGACTTCTGGCGGATGGGTAAGTGGCAACTGTCCTGTATGTGTATTCAATGGTGAACCACGTCCTGATACAAAAAGACGTGGTGGATTCCATATTGAAAATGATATAGTTGCATATCATTGCTTTAATTGTAATTATCATTGTGGATGGAATCCAACAACTGCTATTCATAAAAAACTAGAAAACTTATTAGTATATCTTGGTGCAGATAGAAATGAAATTAAAAAATATGCACTTATGATATTTGCCAACAAAGGCGAAGCTACTGTTGAAAAATATGTAAAGCCAGAGTGGCAAAAAATAATAAAAACATGGACTCCAATAGAATTACCCAATAATTCGAAAAAGCTATTTGAGATTGAAGATATAGAAATTGACTCTCAACCATACAATTCTATATTATATCTAAATGATAGAGAGTTATGTTTTCATCAAGACTGGTATTATAGTGATTACAAAAGTATAGGAAAAGATTTTTCCAAACGAGTTATCTTGCCATTGAGATATAAGAAACAAATAGTTGGATATGCGGCGAGAGTAGTAGGAAATAAAAAACCATCTGAACCAAAATATTTGATAAATGTTCCCAAAGATTATGTGTTTAATTTGGATAATCAAACATATAATAAAAAGTATGTGTTTGTAACCGAAGGATATTTTGATGCATTGATGGTAGATGGTGTTGCGATAGGAAGTAATGCATTAAGTGATATACAAGCAGATATCATTGAATCTTTGGGTAAAAATATAATAGTAATACCAGATAAGAACGAAGCTGGAAAAAAATTAGTAAATGCTGCGATTGAACGAGGATGGGGAATATCTTTCCCACCATGGGAAAACGACATAATAGATGTAAACGATTCAGTTAACAGATATGGTAGACTTTTCACTGTTCGTACAGCCTTGCAATTCGCAGTAGAAAATAGATTAGAATCAAAAATAAAAGCACAACTATGGTGCTAAAGGAAAAAAATGTCAGAAGAATACTCACTAGATTTACAAAAGCTTTTTATAGAGTTTATGCAAAATGACCATGATCTTTTTGTAAGATGTAATAATATTACACGTCCTAGCTTTTTTGATAGACAACTAAGATCAGCAGTTCGGTTTATTCAAGAACATTCGCAAGAATATAGTAGTATGCCTTCTTCACAACAAATAAAGGCAAAAACAGGATTGGAGTTGTCAGGTATTACTGATGATATTGAATCACATAAAAAATGGTTTCTTGATGAATATGAAAAATTTTGCAGACATAAAGCTCTCGAAGAAGCAATCATTGAAAGTATGGAAAAACTTAAAAAGCACGAATATGGTGCAGTTGAACACCTTATAAAAGAAGCGGTGTCAATCGGTTTGGCGAAACAAATCGGGATGGATTATTGGAGCAACCCATTGGAAAGACTTAAAGATATACAAAATAATAAGCCTGCTATCTCAACAGGATGGAAATCTATCGACGCAATTTTATATGGTGGCTTTGAACGTGGAACATTGAATATTTTTGCAGCACCATCTGGACATGGTAAAAGCCTTTTCTTGCAAAACATATCACTAAACTGGGCATTAGATGGATATAATGTAATATATGTTAGCTTAGAACTTAGTGAAAAGTTGTGTTCAATGCGTTTCGATAGTATGCTAACAGGATACGGAACCAGAGAATTATTCAAAAACATTGATGACGTTACATTGAAATTAGGAATGATTTCAAAAAAGGCAGGAAGTTTGCAAATTGTGCAATTGCCTAATGGCATTACTGTTAACGACATTAGAGCATATGTAAAAGAATATACTATTCAAACTGGCAAAAAAGTAGATGCATTGGTGATAGATTATCTTGATCTTATGATGCCAGCTAAACAAAAAGTTTCATTAAGTGATGTATCACTAAAAGATAAATTAGTTAGTGAAGAATTAAGAAACTTGTTTATTGAAGGTGATTATCTTAGTGCTACTGCATCACAAATTAATCGTCAAGGTTTAGATGAGCCAGAATATGGAATGGGAACTATTGCTGGTGGTTTGACTAAAATTTATACCAGTGACAATGCTATTGGTATTCATGCTAATAGAGCGATGAAAGAGCGTGGTCGTATTCAAATTGAATTCATGAAAACTCGTAGTAGTGGCGGCGAAGGTAAAAAAGTTGATTTGGCATATGATATTCAATGTATGCGTATTTTAGATTTACCTGATGATCAAGCCGATGTTGATATTAGTAATAACAGTGGAATTTATCAAAAGATAAAAGAAAAGCAAAGCGGATCATTGTCTGACCAAGCTGCTGCAAAAATTCCTCAACGAATTGATGCAGATAGACTCCGTAATATATTGAAAAGAGCAGAATAATCTTGACACGGATAAATAGATATGCTATATATGGGGTAATGTTATGAGAAAAAAGACTCGATCAATATTAGAAGAGTTAGACAGTATTGGAAAATACTATGACAAAAAACAAATAATTGAAAATACTGCAAAAAATCTTATAGCAAGTGCTACGAATTTAATATCTTTGATAAAAGAAACTTATGGAGAAGAAACTTCTTCTGATCTTGAAAAACGTTTTTTTAGTAGTATAAGAACTGGCGATGAAAAGAAATTTATTAGAGGCATAAGAAAAGTAGATGAAGACCCAGACGATAGCAAAACAACCAACGTGGAAACTTGAAAATGGGTCTATGCCCAATGCTGGCGTAATACACATAAGCGACATAAATTCAACTCTACAAATGCTTGAGACATATTTAAAAATTGACTTAATTAATAATACAATTGGTAGTGTGGGAAAAAGAATATATTCTGGTGACATAGATATTGCGTTAGAAAATACCGATCCTAACTTTATTGACGACATGATAGCCAAACTAAAAACAATCCCTGAAGTAATTAATGTTAAAAAAACATCTGTCATTATGACAACTATAAAAATACCTAATTGGAATTCAAAAAAATATATAGGTGTTAATGGGACAGGATTTGTTCAAGTAGATTTTATGTTTGGACATGATGTAGATTTATTAAAGCTATTTTATCATAGCCCATTAGAAAGCGAAAGCAAGTATAAAGGCGTTTATAGAAATATCCTTTTAGGTGCTATTGCTCATTTCTATAATAGAAAATTTAGTGAAGAACTTATAATTAAAGATATACCAACATACGAAGAAAGATACTTTTGGTCTGCACAACTTGGATTATATAGAGGAAGATCATACGCAATATTATCAAGTGATAAAAATAATGTATTAAAGAAAAAGATCAATTCATCAATGCAAAATTATCTCGATTGTAGTAATACAGCAATAAAAGTGGCAAAAGAATTAAAACTTTCTGGTCCAGATAGTCTTTATAGCTTTGAAACTTTGTATAATGATATAAATACAAGATATAATAGTGAACTATTATTTCTAATATATGATGAATTTATTAATAATAGATATGTCAAGGAAATGGGAATACCAGTTGAACTACAAGATTTTATAAGGACCAAACATCATGGATTTGTCATTCGTTAAAGACTTAAATGAAAGCAGCCAATACAGAACTAGATTTTCTCTTGCAAATGTAACCCCACGGGTAATTGCAGACCATGCATTTATTGATATGATAACCTTATGGATATTATATAATGAATATGATTATGCACCAACCTCAGTTGAATACGCAAGAAAAACACTAATGTTTGGAAACTTTGATATGTATCGTCAGAGTTCTACTGATTTATACATGACCCTTCATATATTAATTTCAAAAAATTTATCTCTTGTTAAGCATGATGAATCAGCTAAACTGTTTTTTCAAAGAATATATTTAAATCCTACTATAATTAATGTATTTTTGAAGAAAATAACAAATAACTCATTGGTTTCATTATCCGCTAGACAAGTATTACAAAAATTAGAACGTGAATTAAAAATTGAAGATAGTAATTATAGAAGCATAAGACGACTTGCACAAAATTGGGGATTTTTAACAAATATTCAAAAATCATTGGTAATTACAAAAATACTTCAATTTTACAATGCTCATGCAAGCAGAAGCGAACTTATGTCAGTTTTAAGTGACTTGGCAGAAGTAAAAGGATTTATAATTGATGATGCAGATATACAAATGAATCAAAATAATGATATAACTTCTGTATCCAAATTAGCTACATTAGGTGTAACAAAATACAATAAGGAATAACTTTATGCCATTGCCTACCTCTAGAGGTGAATGGACTACCGATATTACATCTACAGAAGAACTAGACAACTTTACTGTATATACATTGGTAGACATAACCAATACTGAAATCACAGACCCAGACTTATTCGATACATTAGAATACAACCAATATCAAAATTTAAATACTATATTACAAGTTGTTGGAATGAGAACGCAGCCAATAGTTATTAGCGTAATTGCTAAAAAATCTGCAAATCTAAAAAACTTTAAATTTGGCTCACAATATTCTGGAAAACATAGTGTATGGATTATAAAATTTTCAAGCGAATATAAAGATGCATGGCTAAAAGAAAATGATCCAAGCTTCTTTTTAAAAAAAGACATTGATGGAATTGCATATATTTCTTCATTAGAAGAAACTGTAAAATTCGATGTTGATATATTTAATACTAGTTCAGTTAAATATAAAAATATATACTTTGAAAACAACAACATATAATATATAAAGTTTATTTTTGTATTAATACAAGTAAATAATGGTGGATAGATTTATTCACCATAAAATAACCGTTACTTGGAGAGGCATTATGGAATTTGATTATAAGGAATTGTCTGAGTTAAAAACAGAAATCGCTGTTATAAAAGAAAGACAAAAAACAATTGATGAACGTCTTATTGAATTACTGACTCAAAATAAAACGATGACAGATGAATTAAAAGCATATAGAGAAGAAGCGACTAGACCCAGTAAGGAATTAACGACAACATTAATTCGATCATCTGCTATGGTTATTGCTTCATTGTTTGCAGCATTGATGTCAATTATTTTTATGCAATAACTTGGAGAAATAAAATGGGAAATTTGGAAGATATCGTAGAGCTAAAAGATCAGGCTAGTGAATTTCAAAAAAATATTCATGACATAAAAGTAGATGTAGCAATAATAAAAGAAAAATACAATCATATGAATGACCGAGTTTTAAAGATTGATGAAAATTTTTCCGAATTAGTATCTACTGTATATACTATGCGGAATGAAAATACAGAACAGCATAAGTCTATGATTAAGGCTTTAATTGCAGCATCTGCAACTATTAGTGCAAGTTTTATCGGAGCAATTGGATTAATAATTTCTGTATTGTTGTGATAAATAAACTTATATAAGCATAGGAACGGTAATAGAAGATGAAAAAACCAACGAAAAAAAATAAACCAAGTGCTTCTTCGAAATTTTCTTACATTTTGAAGAAGCACTTTAATCTTGACTATACCGATAATGATTTAAAAAATGCATTAGAAAATATGGGTATTTCTGATATAGTTTCACTAGACATTGCTATCGAAAATAAAGATATAAATTCTATAAAAGAAATATTCAATAAGACTATTCAGCTAGAATATACTATACCTAATAGAGCAAATTTACCATCGGCTGCACAGAATAGACCATCTGTTTCAACTTCAAAAACTACAACTAAACCAATCGGTAGTTTGAATTCTACAGAATTCAATGCACAACAAAAATTAGATACCGAAAAAGAAAAAAAAGATCAAGAATTACAAAATGAAATAAAATCTAAAGAAGAAGAATTAGAAACTATTAAAAGATTAGCAGGAATAAAATGAGAACAATAACTGGAATCGGTGGTATTTCTTTATTTTTAAACAATAAAGAATGGGATTTGATACAAGATAAATCAGAAGTATTCTTGCGTTCATCTTTGAAAGATGATCAAAAATATCTGGCTAGTCAAATGCATAGACGAGGAATATTAACTGCGTCTAGAGTAGATGGCGATATTAAATACAAATTGAATAAAAATTAATATGATTAACATAACATATAATATATTTGAAGAATTGGTAGAAAATGCCATAAATGATATAGTTTCAGAAAGTAACTATAACAATAATTTAAAATTAGCTTCATTAACCAAAATTGAAAATGGAAATATTACAGTTGGTGACTATACTATTAATAAAAAAATTATTAGTTTATGGGGAGTAAAAAAATCATTTTATGATGTCTCCTGCGATAATAGATTAGAAGTAGAAAATATTGGTTCTAGTCTATTATTATTTAAAATATTATTAAAATTATTAGACAATCGAACAATAACTGAAAATGATCCATTGCCAATACTTAATGCAAGATATGTAGGAATTATATCAGATGCCTTATATTATAAATCAAGATTATTAAGTAATGGTTACAAAAGTGATACTACTAAAAATGTGTATCAAGCAAAATATGAAGGTTGTATAGATGCACTTCATCGAGTCAACGAACAAATTAATAAAATTTCATAAATAATAGAAATAAACATATTGGAGAACAGAAATGTTTTTAGAAGATTTTGACACCCCCGCACAACGTTTTGGAAAAATCCAAAACTATTTGAGAGAAAATTATAATTGTGAAATTGCACCCGACACTTTGACATATTCTCGCGTAAATCATTTACTAAAAGAAACGAAAGAAAAACTTTCGAAGTTAGATGAAAAGAAAAATGCAAAAGAATATGCAAAATTACAAATAATCTCAGAAGGTTTAAAGCTTTGGAAACTTGCCCCAGTGCAAACTGAATTGACTAGTCCTGCTATTAGAGAAGCATTAGATGATAGCAATATGGAAGAAGCAAAAGTTATTATTGCTGCTGAAGAAATGACAGATAAACTACAAAAAATGATTGAAGACTTGGCAGAAATGCAAGTTCAGCAATTAATTCCAATTATAGATGCAATGAAAGCAGAAATTGGAAATGCAGAAGCCAGCCAATTTAATGACGTTGTTGATGGTTCATTGGGTGAATTGTTAGATTTGGCTAAGTCAACAAAAGACAAGCTAACAACTGCTATACAAGTAGCAAGCGGTCAGCAATCAGGCAACGACATGGGTGCAGACATTAACCCAGAAGATGAATTTGGAATGCCAAGTGATATCGAATTAGGTGGCGAACCAGATCAATTCGCAGGTGACGATGCTGCAGCGGGCGATATGGGTCCAGAAGGCAGAACAATGAAAGGCGAAAGCATTAATTACATGAGTGCATTGTCTGAAGTAAAATCTGCAATGAAAAATGGAAAAATTTCTAAAGTTGCATTAGAAAATGTAATAAGCAGAATTAAAAAGTAAGAGAAATATATGCGTTATCAACAGTTAGTTATCGAATCAGACTATATAGAAAATCTAAAAAGTGAAATAATTAATTTATTAACTATTGCATCTTCTAGAGATATTAAAAGTTTGCGAACCAGCTTTTTGGTTAAAGATTTGCAAAATATGGGATTTGATGTTAATATAAATACTATACTTTCTATAATGAATGATTTAGATATAGTATCTACTGCTGACAACAAAAAAATAGAAATAGCAACAAAAGATAAAGAGAATGATCAAGAAGAAATTGATGTTCCTGATTTCGGAGAAAATAAACCATTTGGCGGGTTTGAAGATAATACAACTGACCCAATAGATGCTGCAGCTAAACGCCAAGCAACAAAGGATATAAAATTATGATTCCTTTATTCACCGCAGAAAATGCAAGAGTAAACTCGAAAAATGATTTAATAATATTTGATGAAATCGTATATATTTCTAGAGTTATAATAAATCAAAGTTTAGATGGAACTTATCAAGCCACTGTATCTAGTGGAACTACTATGACAACCACATCAGTATATTACCAATCATGGATTGGGACATCTCCTGATCGTCAAATATATGAACAAATGGCATCAGTTATACAATATTTTGAAAAACTAGGATATACTATTACTCGTAAAACAAATGCGATAACAGGTAATACTATATCTTGGTTTGTTCAATGGTAAAAAGTTCTTGACAATCTAATCAAAATCTAGTAGTATACTAATATGATAACATATAATCCACAATATAATTACACACCATTGAATCGTATAGATTCTGATAACGGCAGGAAGTATAATACTCCTACTGGAAACTTACCAAGTGTTACCACTATTCTTAGTGCAACAAAATCTCAAGAAAGTAAACAAAAACTCCAACAATGGAGAAATAGAGTAGGTGATGCCGAAGCTACGAAAATTACTAATGAAGCAGCTAATGTTGGAACAATAATGCATGGAATTCTAGAACATTGGGTTCTAGGCAAAGAACACGATCCGGGAAATAATGTAATTCATCGCCAAGCCAAAATGATGGCAGAAAAAGTAAAAGAAAATATATCACCATATATTTCTGAAATATGGGGCAGTGAAGTAAATTTATATTATCCAGATTTATATGCAGGAACCGCAGACTTAGTAGGAATGTGGAAAGGAAAACCAGCTATATTGGATTTCAAACAAACAAACAAACCGAAAAAGATAGAATATGTCACTGACTATTATCTGCAGCTTACTGCATATGCGTTGGCTCACAATGAATTATATGGGACTAATATTAAAGAAGGACATATATTAATGTGTAGTAGAGATTTAGATTATCAACAATTTGATTTATTGCCAGATGATTTTAGTTATTGGGAAGATCAATTTCTTTCAAAACTTGAAGAATATTACAATTTAACAAAATAAGATATCATAATTTTTGTGGTTTATTGCATTGTGATAGATGATATCGAGTAAACACCCTCTTATTAATTTCATTTCCGCAATGTAAACAACATAACATCGGCAAATTAGTTTGCATTTGTGATAATTTAATTTTATGATCTTCTGATTTGGGTTTACCTTCATGTAATAACTTTAATTTATGTTTTGTTTCTAAAGAAACTGGAGGACGATTTAATGCACTGTCTGATTGTTTTTTTCTGGTTTCTGAAGATGCAGATTTTCCGAGTTTTGAAGCTCTTAGCTTATTTCTGGTTTCTTCTGTTATTTCTCTGCCCTTCATATTTTCTTTATGGCTATCTGATTTTGGTTTTCTCATATTTTGTTTATGTATTTCACTAAAAGGTTTTCCGAGTTTTGCGGCACTAATTTTCTTTCTAGTGGATTCGGACATTTCTTTTGTAGTTTTAACTCCTTTTTGTATCAGACTAATAGCTTCTGAATGCATAGTTTTTATGTTGGCGTATGATCTTGCCGTTATAAATTTATTATATTTTTTTGAATAAACAAATCTTATTAATGCACAAACCATCTTTGCTTTTGGGATTCCAGTTAACATTTTTGGAAGCAATAAGTGACATATGAAATGTTCTTTTGCCGTTAGTTTCACTATATTTTTTGCATCATTGGGGTTGCCCTCTAACCAACCAATTGGTCCTTTTCTAAATCTAGAAATATAAAAACATTCTGGAATTATATGGTGTTTTTCTGTATACCCGATATTAACTCTATCAGATGCTTTTTTTATTATGGAATAATACCATTTAGTATATTTGTTATCTATAAATACCATTGCTGTTGTTCCTTATGACAATAGAATAGTTGGGATGACTGCCAAGAAAATCCGCGAACTATATTATTTATCTTTCGCTTGACATTTATTATTGGGCGTGCTATAATTGGTAAATAATAAAAAGATATAAAGGAAACTCATATGGCGACAACTAGAATTTCAAAAATAAAAGTAAGAAGTGGTCAATTAAGCGATTTGCCTGTTCTTGATCCTAGTGAATTTGGCTATTCGACTGACGAACATCGTCTTTTTATTGGTAATACAGAACTAACAGTAGGAACAGGCAATGGAACTAATAGAATATTTAATATTCCAATATCAAGCAATTTTCCACTACCAACCAATAATTTAGAAAATCCAAAGTTTTTTGTGAATGGTAGTCAACGTAGTGATATTGTTATTGGTGGAACAACTGTAACTTTTGCCACCGCACCTGTACTAAATGCAATAGTAACTATAAAATTCAATAGCGAAATAGCATTAGTAAATTCTACTGAAACCCCAAGTTCATTAGTATTTAATGCTGCTACTCCATTATTTTTAGACACTAATTTTACATTTAATTATACTATATATGATACATGTTATATAGATTATACTATTAGGTTAACAAATAATACTGGATTTAGAATGGGTAGAATTAGGTTGATGGTAGATAAAAACAATGCTGAATTTAAAATAGATGATGAATACAATTCATTAACAAATACAACAGAGATAGATTTTGATGCTAGATTATCTGGAAATTATTGTTATCTTACTTATAAAAATAATACAGTATCTCCCGCAGTTTTTAAATATACGTTTAAACTATGGAAGATGTAAAAATAAAAAAAATATATTGGCAAAGATCACCAGAACAAAGAATAGAACTATGGAGAAGATTTAGAAGAAGTTTTTCTTCTACTGATACAGCAGAAATTTGTAATGAAAGTTGGTCATGGTGGATAATGTCACCAGATGTAAATCGAACAATTGATCCATATAATCCAAATACATGGCTAACGTTTTGGGAAATGATTCAATTGGGAGAAACATGCAAATATAGCAAAGCCGTGGGTGCGGCTTTTATGATACACTATCTAAATTCTAATCTAGATATTGTTATATCTAGGGTTTATGATAAAAATAAAAACGATATATACATTACCACATTAGTAGAAAACAAATTTCTACTGCATCCTGAATATACCGAGGTAATGGAAATGAATAATGATTATGTAATTCAGGAAACGTGGTCAATTAAAAAAATATTAGAAATTATAAAATATAGGTCTGCGTAATAATATGGAAGTTTCTATTTTAATATTAGAAATATTCATCAATTACCTATAATAATTAAACATACTCCTGCACATAATAATGATGTGGGCTATAACTTTTTGGTTTACGAATATAAGGATTAATAATGTCAAATGTAATAGAATTTTCTCGCGATAAAGATACAAGGGATATCATGTCAGATGCCAAATTCTACGAGGGATACTCTCGGTGGAATGATGATAAAGGCAGATACGAAACATGGAATGAAGCTGTCGAACGTGTTATGAACACACACAGAGAATTTTACAAAAATAAGATGACTCCTGAATTGGAATCACTTATTAACGAAGCTGAAGAATTATACAAGCAAAAGTATTTCTTGGGTGCCCAAAGAGCGTTACAATTTGGTGGCGATCAGTTGTTAAAGAATCATATGAAACTATATAACTGCACAAGTTCATATGCAGACCGTACAGAATTTTTTGGAGAATATTTTTGGATTCTATTAAGTGGTTGCGGTGCTGGTTTCTCTGTGCAACAGCATCATATTGCAAAACTTTCTAACATTCAAAATAGAACTAAATCTTCAAAAATTCATGTAATCGAAGATTCTATAGAAGGATGGGCAGAAGCAGTTGATGTATTACTTTCGTCATATTTTGTTGGTGGTGGTAAGCATCCAGAATTTGAAGGACGTAGAGTATACTTTGATACATCTTCGATCCGTCCAAAAGGCTCAAAAATTAGTGGGGGATTTAAAGCACCGGGTCCAGAACCGCTACGCCGTGCATTAGATAAAATTGAATATTTGCTTCAAGGTCTAGTTCTAAAAGGTGAAACTAAATTAGCATCTATCAATGTATACGATATTTGTATGCATATCGCAGATGCAGTTATCAGTGGTGGTGTTCGTCGTGCAGCAACCATCTGTTTATTTTCAATTAACGATGAAGAAATGATGAGTGCGAAAACCGGAAATTGGTTTGCAGAAAATCCACAACGTGCAAGATCAAATAACAGTGCAGTTATTGTTAAAAATACTGCAACATACGAACAGTTTGACTATATTATGCAAAAAGTTAAACAATTCGGTGAGCCAGGATTCGTTTTTGTCGAATCAACTGAACATGCAACCAATCCATGTGTTGAAATTGGTATGTTTCCACAATATATTGATGAAAACAAAGTAAGTCATAGTGGATGGCAAGGTTGTAATCTTGCAGAAATAAATGGTGCAAAAGCTAATTCAAAGGAAGAATTCTATAAATCAATTCGTGGTGCTGCCATTGTTGCAACTCTACAAGCTGGTTATACTAATTTTAAATTTGTCAGTGAAGTAACTAAAAAAATCTTTGAACGTGAAGCACTTCTTGGTGTTTCTATCACTGGATGGATGAATAATCCACATGTATTACTTAATGAAGTAGTGCTAAAAGAAGGTGCTGAACTTGTAAAAACTATAAACAAGCAAGTTGCAAAACTAATTGGCATTAATCCAGCAGCAAGAACTACTTGTGTTAAGCCAGCAGGAAACGCATCTGTTATTCTTAAAACTGCAAGCGGTGTTCATGGTGAACATTCACCCCGTTATATCCGTAACGTGCAAATGAATAAAGATACAGAAGTTGCACAGCTTATTCGCAAAACAAACCCCTACATGGTTGAAGAAAGTGTATGGAGTGCAGGAAGAACTGATTATGTTATTTCATTTCCAGTTATTGCACCAATGAGTTCTGTTTTCCGTAAAGATTTGTATGGTCTTAATCTACTTGAAAAAGTAAAACTAATTCAAAACTCTTGGGTAGAATTTGGAACAGACGAAGCATTATGTGTTGATCCAACGGTTCGTCATAATGTATCAAATACTATTTCAGTATTGCCAGATCAATGGGAAGAAGTTGGAAAATATATATTTGACAACCGTAAAAGTTTTGCTGGTGTTAGTCTAATGAGTGCATCTGGTGATCGTGATTATAATCAAGCACCAAATACAGAAATTCTTACTGAGCAAGAAATTGTTAAAAAATATGGACGTGGTGCTATGTTTGCTTCTGGTTTGATTGTTGACACTTTTAAAGGTTTCAAT